GAGCCAGCCGGCGCACGTGGGTGGACCGCTTGCTGTTCGGGTTCTTGATCAGGTGGCACTCGTCGAGCACGAGGCTGGCCGGCGCCATCTTGAGCAGCGCGCCCGGCTTGGCCACGGTGCCGATGTCTCGGGTTGCCGTGTCGTAGCTGACCACGTACACGTCCGCCGCGCCGCTCAGTTGCCGCCTACGGTCCGGAGTACCCCGCCACGCCACCGTGCGCAGGTGCGGGGCCCAGGACTGCCAGGCGCGCACCCAGGGGTCCATGACGGACGCTGGGCAGATGACGACGACGGGGAAGGTGGGAGTCATGCAACACGCTCGGCTGAGTAGGTCTTGAGTACTGCGCGGACAAATTCGCGCACGGCGGGGAGGTGCCAGCAATGACAGTGCTGGTCCCCGTGCGCGAGCTCCGCCTTCACAGACGTAGTACGCTTCCCCCATCTGCGTGAACCTCCACACGAGCATGGTTCCCGTCCCAACCAGTGGCCGTCTCGGGCTCCGCGACAAACTGGCAGCTCGGCGCGGAACTCGTGCGCTCCAGTGGTGTCGTCTTTTCTCCGAACGACCACGAGCCAGTGTGATCCCCCCTCCTCCAGGGTGATGTCAGCTAGGGCCCTCGTCGCTGTCAGGTGCTCGAAAGTCATGGAATGGCCTGTCCCTTCAGGACGTTGAGGCCCGTTCTAGCAGGCCGAGAATGGTTGTGATCGTCTTGCCGGTGCCGGGTTCGTCGGTGATCAGGCAACTGCCGGAGTTCGCTACCAGCTGGGCGCCGTCGACTTGGTACGGCCGGGGCACCTTGCCGGCAGGCAGCGAGATCGTGAGGGGGGCCGACTCGGCGGTGCGGGCTTGGACTTGGTCTAGCACCCAAGCCTTGAGCCGGGGGCCGGGGTGCCAGGCCGAGCCGAACGTCATGGCCAGCTGCACGCACAGCGCCCAGGAGATCGGGAAGCTGATGCCGCCCTTGGGCTCGGTGGGCTTCGGCGTCGGGGTGAGCAGGCCGAGTTGCCGGCCGACCCGCTCGACGTCGTCGGCGAACATCCCCGCGGCCATCAGCACGACCCGGGTGCCGTCGGCGGTGAGCTCACCGTGGATGGGTACGGACCTCATAGCTGGGCCAACACTTGACGGCCGAGGTACTCGGTGTAGGCGGGCGGGATGGCCTGGCTCAACTCGCTCAAGGTCATCCAGTCGATTCCCATAGCCTTCTGCTGGACCGGAAGGGGGATGCGGTAGACGCCAACCTCAACCGTTCGCCGTAGGTTGGTACGGTTGGTGGCTGGTGGGAATCGGGGCGTCTGCCAGTTGTGGGCGCAGGCGGGTGTAGTCAGGCCGACGTTGCTTTCGAACAACCGATGCCGGCGTACGTCGAGGGCGAAGCTGGACCCGCACATCCGGACTGGCCCTACGAGTTCCGCGCGGGCGGTCTCGACGTTCTCTATGACTGTTGGCATGTCGAACTGGGACAGAGCCTTACGAGTAGCCGGGATCAGGTTGAGCGCGGTAGCCCCCACGCCAGCGCCGCGGCGTCGATACGCGCTGAATGCCTGACACGGAGGACTGGCGTGGATCGCGTCGAACTCGTGGCCGTGCTCCTTGGCGAACTCGATTGCGTCGGCCTGGTGGAACTCAAAGGGGTAATGAGGCTGAGGATCGATGTCCACGCCGACGATGTCGAAGCCCGCGCGGTGGTAGCCCATGCCGGCACCCCCGGCACAGCAGAACAGGTCGAGCAGTCTGGGTCTCGTCACGGCTACTCCCTCTCGTCGTGGAGAGCACGAAGGCCCCCAACCGTCCGACGTGGACAGCGGGGGCCTTCGTGCTATGGCCGGTTGGTCAGGCAGCCTGGCCGAGCGCCTTCAGGAACACCGCGTACTGTGCGTCGGTGAGTCCCTCGGGTCGGGCCGGACCTGCCGCCGGGGCCACGGGTGCGGTGACCGGAGCGACAGCCTGAACGGGAGCAACTGCCGGAGCAGCGACAGGAGCCGCCTGCGTCGCGGGCTGTCCCGGTCGGGTGTACGTGACCGAGCGGATCTTCGCGGGGTTGCTGGCCGGGTACTGAGGGTTGACTTGGTCCCGCTCGTACTTGATGGTCAGGATCGCGCCGATGTCCAGGCCCGCCTTGATGACCTCACGCGGAACGCCGGCCTCGACTGCCGCCCGGTCGAGCTCCCTGATGTCCTTGCCTCGGGCGTACCAGGTGGCGCGGCCGTCGGGGTGACGCTCGCTCACCGGCACGTCCAGCGCGACGGTGAGGAACGGGACCGGGGTCTTGCCATCGTCGTAGAACTTCGGCTGCTTGGTCTTGAAGTCCCGGTCCTGCTTGGCGGTGACCTTCTGGGCCAGGGTGCCGGTGAACGTGGTCCCGATCGGGTCGTTCTTGTCGAGCAGGTTCGGGCCATACGCCGAGCCACCGAGCACGTCTGAGATGTCGACGTCCACGGTGGGCTCCAGCTCCGCGACAGGCGCGGCCGGGGTCACGGGAATGCCGGCGGCCGGCGTGGTGCCCTGCTGTGCGGCGAGCTGGGCGAGGAACGCCTGGAAGGCCGCGGGGTCAACGGGAGGTGTGGTCACGTGTGTGTCTCGTTTCGTTATGGGAGCATGAAAAAGCCCGCCTGTCCGAGGTGGACCGACGGGTCGTCTTGGGTCAGGCAGGGGCTACGGTCGCTTTCCCTTCATGCCTGGACAACCAGGCGTCACGCCGTCGGCGGCCTGGGGGCGGTAGATCGGGCACCAGATGCAGTCAGCGTCGGAGGGCGTCGCCTTCACCTGGTTGATGTCGAGCTGCCCGGCGGCGACCATCTGGGCCAGCGCCTCCCGCTCGGGGGTCTTCTTGAACACCCAGGCAAGCTCGGGGTCGTCCTCGACGAACGGCTCCTCCCAGACGTACAGGTCGTCCAACGTGGACTTCGTGCGCGGCCAGGAGGCGAGTACCACCCGTTCGACGGGCAGCCCCAGCGCGCGGAAGCCCAGCCCGTACAGCTTGAGCTGGACCCGGTAGTGGAGTGAGGGGCCATCCCGGCGGAGTTTGGCGCGGACCGAATCCCCCTGGCACTTGTGGTCGACCACCGCCCGGGTCTGTACATCGTAGAGGTCGCCCGTGCCTGGGTTGTTGACGAGCGGCGCCGGCGTGACGCGGTACTCGGTCAGCCATCGGGGCGTACCTGACCGCGCGTTGTCGCCTTCGAAGGCGTCGGCCAACCAGGCGTGAATGGCGGTGCCTACGATGGACGCCCAGGGGTCGAGGAGGTGGTTGGTGCCCGGTACCCCCGCCATCTTCGCGACGACCTGCCTGTCACACTCGTGGCCCAGCTCCGACGGCCCGAGGTGGCGCTGTAGCGAACGGGGGGCTTGGGCTGCCTGCTCGACGGCGACCCTGCGCATGTCCTTGATGGCGTAGTCGGAAGCCCAGGGCGTGTTGCCTGACATCGGCCTGGGCTTCGGAGCGCGCATGACGTCGCCGAGATCGAGGTCGGTCACTCGGGCACAGCACCGACGACTGGGTATTCGCGAACGTCTGTGTCGCTGAAGCGCAGCGGCTCGCTGTCCTGGTCGCGGACGAACACCCAGTAGTTCCTGCGGACCTTGACGACCTGCCGCGCCAGGGTGCGTGGGGTGCGTCGCACCGTGCCGACGGGGTCCTTGCTCGGGTCGTCGGCGGGCTCGATCACCTCGACGGTGGCTCCGTAGTACTGAAGGGTTGACTCCCCCCGGAAGTGTCCACCCGGGTCCACGAAAGTTTCGTAGGTCACGCGGACCCGGTCGCCCGGCTTGATCTCGGTCATGTCTGCTTCTCCAGGGGTGTCTCAAGTAGTCGGATGTGGTCGGCGGCGCGGAGGGTCTCGGACACCAGGTTCAGGCCGTACTCCCGGGGCAGAGGCGGCGCGCAACCCCGGGACCGGAGGTCGTCGTACACCCGAACCGCGTAGGGGTGTCTGCTGGTCACGACTGGTCGCTCCTGTCGCGGATGGCCTTCCGTAGCCTTCGCCAGAACCAGCAGTCGAGGGCTATCAGCACTGCCGAGACGGCCAGGCCATGAGCGATACCAAGCAACACGGTCACGCTTCCCTCAGCTCCCAGCTGGTCTGCTGCTTGGTGTAGCGGGCGTAGGTGAGCGGGTCGGCGGTCTTGAACCCGCTGGTGTCGAACCGCATGGACGTCTTGGCCCGCAGCCTGAGCGGCACGTCCCCTTGCAGGGTGATGTCCTCCGAGGCGGGCGCGGCGTTGGCGAGCTCTATCTTGATAGCCGCCTTGACCTCCTCGAGCAGGGCAGCGGCCTCATCGGCGGCAGGCTTCAGTGCGGCGTACCGGGCGGCCAGCTCGGCGAGTCGGCTACCGGGCGGGGCAGGGACCAGCGCCCGGGGCGGCGGTTCGGGGGCGGTCATTCGAAGTGGTTCCGTGACTTCTGCGCCTCGGCGGCCGGCGTCCCTGGCACAGCACCGATTACTTCCCAGCCGACGACCCGGTGATGTTGGACGCCGGTCATCGGTCCGAATGAGATCCATGGATACAGATCGTTGTAGTCCGAACGGATGTAGGTGTTGCCCTCCCTCGGGTCTCGGCGTACCGTGCCAACGGGGTCCTTGCTCGGGTCGTCGGCGCGCTCGATCAGTTCGACGGTGGCGCCCTTCGGGAGGTGGTGCCCAGCTCCCAGATAGTCGATGCTGCCGTCGGCGTTCACGCCAGCTACCACCCCTTCGTAGGCCACCTGGACCCGGTCGCCCGGCTTGAATGTGCTCATGGCTTGTCGTCCTCTGTGGTCGGTGTGGCGAGGCGGAACTCGTCGAGGGGGTATCGGCGGACGAAGCCATCAGTGAGGAGGTCACCCAGCCAGCCGCCGAACGTGTAGTACGGGCGGCCAGTGAGGACGTAGACGACGGGTTCCGCGCGGGGGTCGTCGAGCTTGGTCAGCTTGTCCCCGGGCTCGAAGCCGGTCATGCCGCCTCGTCCTTCGGTGGGGTGTGGCAGGTGCAGGAGCAGACCTTGCCGGGCTTGGTGAAGTAGTACTTGCAGCGACCGTGGCCCCCGACGGCGCCGCTCTCGCAGTGGCCGGAGCGCTGGGACCGGAGAAGCTTCTTGCCTGTCATGCTGCCTCGGCCTTCAGCGTGGCACGGGCCTGATCCCGGAGCCCTTCCGGAGCGGTACCGACGAGGTACGTAGCGCACGTCCAGCCGTCGCGTGCCCAGTAGTGCGTCTCTCGCCTACACCGCTGGAGGTTTCCCCCGGTGAGCTTGATCGGGGTCCGCTGATACGAGCCGTTGAATCCCCAGACTACGTATTCAGTCACGCCGACCTCCTTCGGGCCTTTGCCGATGCCAGGGCCAGCCTGGTGTAGAACGCCTTCTTCGCCGACTCAGCTCGCCGCTGCCGCTCCCCCGGGTCGAGCTGTCCCTCTGGGTCAACCTCGCGTTCAAAGCGGTCCAGGAGGCCTCTGCGGGCCGGGGCGGTGGCGGCTGAGCGGTCGGCGGTCTGGGCCCAGCGGGTGTGGGCGGCGAGCCGGCCCCTCATGGAGCGCTCGGCGTAGGACTCGGTCACGGAGCAGGCACCTCTTCCGCCTCTCCGCGCTCGGCCATGGAGTCGATGTGCGTCCAGTCGAAGTGGGACAGCATCCACGGGCCCTGCTGTCCGAGGGGTGCAACTTCCACGAGGGACAGCTCGGTGTCGATACGCCACATCAGCTCAGGCTGACTCCGCCGCGTGTAGTACAGGATGTCGCTCATCGCCGGGCCGCCTTGCGTCGCTCGGGCGGGGTGGCGGCGTTACGGGCCTCGGCCTCTTCGCGCTTGAGCTCGCGTTGGATGCGGGCGGATCCTCGGGCCTGCTTGCCGTGGTAGCGGTTGGGCATGAGTCAGCGTCCTGTCTGAGCGTGGTCGTAGCGTGCGGCGAGGCGGATGTCTTGGACAGCGGAGCAGAGGGCGGAGACGACCCGGAGGTCCTGCGTGGGGTGCCGGTCCATCACTTCGTTGACGATGGCTGCGGCGTGCTCCAGGGCGGCGAGGTCTTGGCCGGTGAAGGACATCACGCGTCCGGGAGTTCGTAGACGACCGAGTCATACAGGGCGCCCGGACCGAAGGTCGTGACCCTGACACCGTCGGCGCGGACCTGCGTGCGGACCGGGTAGATCCCGCAGTACATCTCAAGCTCCTCATAGGACCAGTTGGCCAGTGCCGGCTGACGCTCGTGGGGGTAGCAGTCGGGAACCACCTGCGCGGTGTAGCGGTTGTCGCCAAGGTCGAAGACGTTCATGACCGGTTCCAGCTCTCTGCGAAGTCGGTGTTGCGTCCGGACGTGTAGCCCCCCGCGGCGGCCTTCTGACGGGAGCGCTCGGCCGCTGCGTCCACGGCGTCGATGTAGCGCTCGGTCTCGGCGCGCACGAACCTGTCGTCGCCTTGGAAGCCGAACTGTGCCGAGCCGTTGACGACGACCCGCTTGAACTCGTCGCGACTGGCGGGGAAGGCGTCGAACAGGTTGTCTTCGCGGGAGATGGCGCCGGCGGATTCGATGGTGATCGTGCGTCCCTTGTAGAGCGAGTGCGAGGTCATCGGGTGCTCGATTCATGAGGTGTGTGAGAGGGGGTTAAGTCCGCCTGCCGGAATCGAACCGGGGTACGTCCAGAGCGGACGTTTGGCTGCCTAGCCAGGCGGTTGTGTGCGGGCGATATTCGGTGCGTCGACCCGCTGCGCTGCCCCTTGCGAGGCTATGAGGTACGCAGGCAGCGTCCATCCCGGGTCTTAGCCGGCGAGGCTTTTAGCTTGGTAGCTGCCTGAGCAGGATCCGTCCTGAGCGGACGGGAAGTTAGAGAGCGACGGGGCGGACCAGGAGCGCTACCGCGGCGCGAGTTTCCGCGTCCATCGGCGGTGCGTTCTTGCCTCTCTCCCAGGCTCGCCGGGCGCTATCCGGAGACAGCGGCAGCCAGGCGGGGGGCTCGGGCATCGAGTCCGTCCCGTCGCGGGTCATCAGAGTTCGCCTTCTCCGCCGCAGTCGACGCAGGAGGTTTCAACGTTGCGGTTGTCGCGGCGAGTCCAGCGGGTGCCGTTGCCCCGGCAGGGCTCACACGGGGCCTTCTCCTCGGTGGTGGTGGAGAGTGTCGGTGCCATGTACAGAGCATGCGCTCAAGTGAGCGCTAAAGTCAATAGTGGACGGTCAACTTTGCCCCTAGAACCGCTAACTTTGACCTTGTGTGTACAGGCGATATACACAGAGCGTTCGACCATCCGGGTGACTAGGGGAGTGTTTGCCCTGCTCCAGGGGGTAAAGTGAGCCCCCATGGCGCGGAACCAGAAGTCACGGCAACAGTGGATCAGCGAGCGAATGGAGCAGATGCCACTCACTCAGACGCAACTGTTGCGGCAGACGGGGCTGGCCCGGCAGACGTTCAAGCGCATCGAGCGGGGCGAGGGCACCCACCCTCGCAGCATCCGCAACGTCGAGGCAGCACTGTCCTGGGCTGAGGGCTCCATGGCGGAGATCGACGCGGGCCGGGAGCCAACGGTCGTGGATGTGGACGCCGTCCTGTCCCGGCCGCTCCCAGCCCCGCGCGCGCGCCCAGAGACTGACGACTTGTCGGCCATGCTCCGGGTGATCAGGCAGCGCATGGGCCCGGCCGCGTTCTGGCGGGAGGTCGGAATCATGGAGGGCGAGGAGTCCGCCGAGCAGGCTCGCTCCCGCGTGATAGGCTGATAGGGACAGTCCTACTAGGACTGGGCAGTACCTCTCCCCCTTAGGGGGCATGATGTCCATTCGGACCCGTATGACCCTGGCCGTAGGCCTTCCTAGCGCCGCGTCCCTGGCCTTCTTCTACCTAGCATCCGTCGTCGCCCAGGCCCCTGGGGACAGTCGCCGTCTGTTCTGGTACGCCACCACGTGCGCTCTCGTCGCAGCCGTGTGGGGTCCCCTCATCTGGACCTACCACCGCGTGGAGCGGCACGTCGAGCGCCACGACGACCGGATAGCCGACGAGATAGCCGACCTCCGCTGCACCAACCGGCGCCTTGAGGACAACCTCGAAGACCTCGCGTACGCCCTGGCGGATCTGCCCGTGGACCACGGCGTCCCAGACCTGCCGCCCCCCGCTCCGAGGCTGCGTGTGGTGCCTACGCCGGGCGGGGAATGACGGGGACTAGTACTGGTCTCCTACGCTCCGGCTCCGGTAGGACTCCTGGGCCCGCTGCTCGGCCTCGGCGGCGCCGTACCGGTCCAGCATGGCCCGACTCTCCCAGCCGGCCAGGTACATCAGGTCACCGTCGCTGAGGCCTAGCTTCCGCGCGTCGCTGGCCCAAGTGTGTCGGAACATGTGCGGGTACACCCGGAAGCCGGCCGCTTCACCTCGCCTCTTGATCATCTGCTGGATGCCTGCTCGGGAGAAGGGCCGGCCGTTCGAAATGACCCACAGCGCGGTTTGGTCGGCGGCGCCCGGAACCTTCCGCCGGGTTCGGATGTATCGGTCCAGGGCCGCAGCTGTCTTCACGCCGCATGCGACGGTCCGCACCCTCGGGCCCTCGCGCCGGGCGCCCTTGCCTACGACACGGAGCAGGCGCCCCGGCAGGTCGACGGACGCAAGGTCGCGCGAGGACACCTCGTCGACCCGCAGCCCGCAGTCGACGAGGACACGCAGGATGGCCTCGTCGCGGACCCCGGTGAAGGTCTGCCGGTCGCAGCCTTCAAGCAGTCGCCGGAAGACGTCAGGAGGGACGACGGCCGGAGCCGACTTGCCGACCCGCGGGGTTGCTATTGGGCGCATTGGATCTTCGGCGATCTCGCCCTCACTGGCGGCCCACCGGTAGAAGGATTTGACCCCTGCGACGTTGGCAGCCGCACTGCTGTCAGCCATGGTGTCCAACAGCCACTTCACCCAAACCTGGAGGTCGTGCCTGGTGAGCTCCAGCGGTCCGAGGTCCGGGCGCTCCGTGGCGGCCCAGCGGGCGAGGTTCTCGAACCGTCGGATGTAGTTCTTGACGGTGTTCGGAGAGCACCGACTCACCTGGAGACCAAGCTCCCAGGACGGAACCAGGGCACCGAAGTCGGGGTGGGCGCCGTCGGGCGCGACGTAGACCATAGCCTCAGAGTATACCGTCATTGAGCCTTGTACCACGCTGTCAACCGGCCAAGTACCCACAAACCAGCAGGTCAAAGGCTATAGCCAGACCTTGCAATTGTATGTATCATTCTTCAGTATCAGCGCTCGTACGTTGTGCCGACCAGGCGGAACGGCAGGTTACTGATGAGCCTTATAGCCGACATGATACTGACAAGAGTCGATCTAGCGTCTGCCTAGGGTCGGCGGGTTGAGCAGCGGCGACGTACAGTGTCACCAGCCTAGGAGTCCACCATGAAGAAGCTTCTCGTCACCCTACTGGTCGGCGTGCTGGCGTTCACCCTGACGTCGCCTGCGGCCTACCCGACGGTCCGGCACGATCGTTGCCCGTCGACGGCCAGCGTGTGTCACTACCACCTCCCGTCGCGCATCACCGACGCCCGCCACGTCTGCTACTCCGCCGAGGCCGACACCCGAGACATCCCGCTTGAGGGTAGCGCGTACGCCGATTGGTGGCGCTCGGCGAGCTCGTCGGCGCGGGCGGACTGGACCCGGGCGTTCAAGGCCTGCCAGGGGCGGCACCAACTGCCCGGCGGCAAGTGGGCGTGGGACCAGATGGTCTTCGTGGGATCGGAGTGACGATGAATGACGACCGGCTCCGTAAGCTCGCCGACGACTTGGCGCACCAGCGGGATGACGCCATCCGGCAGGCTCTGGAAGCGGTAACTGAAGGGGCCAGGGAGTACCACCTCGGCCGGGCTGTCGCCTTCCGGTCGGCACTGACCTGCCTGTGGATCTTCTCGAACGGGCAGTTCGGTGGCCCCGAACCCCGGCAGCCCAACCCTTTCGAGTTGGTGCCAATCCTCGGGGGGCGGCGAGACCGGTAGGGTGATCACTCGGGTTACCTGCTGAAACCCCGTCCGGAGATCTCCTGGTCGCGACGTCAGGGTCATCCGGCGAAAGCTACACCCTGGAAACGCTGACCGCCGCTGTAGGCCCCCCTGCGGGTGGAGCGTGGACCTACAGCGACCCGGCTCGTATGCCCTACCGGTCTCGCCGGAACGGGAGCCTAGCAGACCAGATGGGAAGGGGCGAGACCAGCAGGGTGATCAGTGATGATGCGGCCCTTGGACCGTTTTGTCCGGGGATCTCCCCCGGCTCTACAGCCCCGCTGGTCTCGCCGGGACGAGAGCCTAGCAGGGCCCCTCCCCGCCTCGGCACGGGTACCCTCATAGCCATGGTCAGATACTCTCGGGATCTCACTCAGGTAGAAGGCACTCGTGTCGAGCTGGAGGAAGAGCTCAAGATGGCCCGCCGGGGCTGGAAGCACTTCGGCAAGGACCAGCTGTCAGAGCAGGCCGGCCAGGCGCTCGACGATCTAACGGCGGGGGCATCCTCCACACGGGTGGGACACACAGAGTATCTCGTGACAGAGGAATAATCGGGTGTTACCGTCGGGCACATCCGAGCGGGCTCATAGCAGGAGGGCCGGCCACCGAGCAAGGAACAGATCCATGACACACACCCAAGCTGACAGCGTTCCGTGGGGACACGGGGAGCTGGGAAAGTCGCTTGACCCCAGAGGCGGTGCCTCATGAGCGTCAAGTGTGGCAGCGACGACCTGACGGACCTCATCGCGGCGTTACGACACAGGGGCTTCTGGCTCTACAGGTGGGGAGACCCCAGTGCGCCGGACGTGCTTGCCATGGTGCGGCGTTGGGTGCGGCGCCCCGAGGTGGACGTGATCCTTCTGCGGGGAGAGAGGTCCGCGTCCGCGTACAGAACGAGGTACCTCGGCGACTGGGAGCTGTTCCGTCCCACGTCGGTCCACTGGCAGTACCACACAGAGTACGTAGACCCGGCGCAGACGTTCCGTGCACTCTACGCGCTGCCGGCCCCGGACGACCCCAAGGCGCCGGATGCTGGCGGGACTCCATCGTCGCTGTGTCGGCTGCCTGACGACCTGCCATCCCCTCTTGTTCTGAGCCCACTCGGTACTTGGGGGTCACTCGGACAACTCGTCTTGGAAGCAGACGAACTGCCGACCGGAGGGGTGGACGGGTGATGGACCCTCTTCGCCCCGTGGTCGACTACCTCCAGAACAAGCTATGCGACCCCGCCTGGCACTTCGAGACGATACCTGAGTCGGACCTGGCCATCGCATCCCGAGGGTGGAAGGAGACGGCCATGGTCTCGATCATCTGTTCGACGTCAACCTTCCTGGCCCACGGCTGGACGCAGGACCAGATGGGTAGGGTGTCCGCCATGGCGACCGGAGCGATTCAAGATGTAGTCATCGAGATAGGCACACCCCCAAGGTAGGCTCAAGATGAACGACGAGGTCGAGCGCGCGAGCTGCGGGCACATGGTGCAGAGCAACGGCACCTGCGGCCTGTACGGGTGCTCCAACTACGGCAAGCCCTGAACGCAGAAAAGCCCCCTACCTCCCGGCCCGTTGTGGGACCAGGAGGTAGGGGGCTTTCGTCACGGTGACGTAGGGTCAGGCGATAAGGGCAACCACGCGGGGCACAGCACCAGAGCGGGACGAAGCGGCGTACGTGGCCGGGAGGGCACCCGTCACAGTCGCCGTGGTGATGTACCCGCTGCTGGTAGATGCTCCGACGGCGCTGGCCAGCGAGGGGGCCAGGCAGGGCGTTTGATCCCCGGTCTGTGCTCGTAGCGTCGGCGCCCCCCCCTGGCCTGTAGCGGTGAACCAGTACAGGCCAGGGGGTAGGCGCAGAGATAGGCCGGTGATTTCGATACCACTGGCCGTGGCAGCGCTGGCGTCCACTGTGCCCGCGTCCAGGAGCAGGGCGCCGGGCAGCCCGTTGGAGTCAGCTCGAACTCCGAGTCGGACCGTAGTGGACGCGACTCCCGTAGTGATCTCGCACCCAAGGCGGCTGAGGACGCCGCCGACGGCCAGGTAGACCGGGACGGAGTACTCGACCGACTGGGTGAGCGCAGCCGTCGTACGGGACCCCTGAGGACCCACGTAGTAACCCGCCCTTGGCTGTACGCCGATAGCCGCTCCCCGCGCGCGCACCCTGAGGGAGGCTGCGGTGACCGCCGACTGCTTGAAGTCAGCCGCGGTGCTTGCCGCGTCGGCCACCTGGAGCACGTTGTCCAGGTACTGACCGTCGGTCACGGCCACCGAGACGTTAGCGGTGTCCACTCCGGCCGTCACGACCGCAGTAGCCCGGTTGTCCACGGTCAGGTTGTCCTCAAGGTACAGACCAGCGAATGAGTCCTGCGCTGCCGACACCTTGATCCCGACCCGGTTGGACTGGTCGTAGGCGGCGCCGCCCCCGGTCGCGGGGTTGGTGATCGTGTTGCCCCGGATGCGGAGGGCCTTCATCACTGACTTCGGCTGGATGTAGATCCCCGCGCCGACGGAACCGACAACCTGGTTGTTCGTGATCTCGACGTTCTCATCGACCACTCCGGTGACGGTGCCCGGTCGGTACCAGCTGATCCCGGCGTTCCGGAAGTCGTTGGCAGTCGGGGTCAGCGCGAACGTCTTGTACTGGACGATGTTGTCCGTGATCTTGACGTTCCGAGCGCCGAGGTTCGACGTCGGGTCCAGCTGGATGCCACCGCATGTGTTGGCCAGTGGGCGCCAGGCGTCGTAGTCGATCGAGACGGAGTTCCCCGACACGACGACGTTCTCCAGGCCCCAGCCCGAGGTGTTGCCGGTGGTGGAGGACCACAGAACGACGCCGGTCGAACAGTTCGTCAGGACGTTGTGGCCTACCGAGATCCCGATGGCGTCCGTTACCGCGATACCCGTGATGTTCATGCCGTTGAAGAAGTTGTTGATGACGTTGTCCGACACAACCAAAGCCCCGCCGTGGGTCTCGATCGCGCAGAAGCTCCCGTTGGCGGACAGCGTCCCATTGAACACGTTGTCCCGGAAGGAGTTCCGCTTGCCGGAGGAGTAGATAGTCGAAGAGTCGTGGTACGCGCCTGAAGCTACGTAGCCGTCGAACAGACACCCGCGGACCGTCACATCGTTACCGTACGTGGCCAACTGCCACACACAGTCGAGGTTGGTGAACCGGCAGTCCTCAATGACGATCCGGCTTCCGATGTAGGCCACCAGGGTTGCCCGGATGTTGACGTCGGCAACCATCGTGGCCGAGGAGGCGACCACGTTGTTCTGGGTGTTGTGGTCGAACGTGATCTTGCGAAGGGAGAACCCGTCGATGTTGGTGCCAGCCGTGGCCGCCGTGATGATGGCGAAGTAGTTCCCGGTTGCCGCTGGGATCTTGATAGTGACGGACTCCCGGCTCGCTCCCAGCAGGGTCACGCCCGCCTTGGCGGTGATGGCCCGCCGAGTGATGCCCGTGCCGGTGAACGTGCCGACCCGGTAGGTGCCCGGGGGGAAGTAGACGACACCCTTGGCCGCCTCGACAGCGCTGATCGCGGAGTTGATGGCCGTCGTGTCGTCCGTGACCCCGTCGCCAACCGCGCCGTAGCGCTTGACATCGGCGAACGACCGGAGGCGAAGGGCGTCCACATCGATCTTGGTGTAGTAGTCGCTGGAAAGCACGGGCCCCGCGACGACGTTGCCAAGTGCGTCCGCCGAGACACCGTTGATCGTCTTGACGTAGGTGTAGGTCGGGGTGACCGTGGCCGACGGGACGACACCAGGCAGGGGGATGTCCGCGCCGAGCGGAGCGGCGAAGGAGAACGTCGTCGTGTAGCCGGTGAGGGCCACGGTGACCGAGTACGTCCAGCCGGTAGGCGTGATGTCCGTGTCGTTGGTGGCTGGGACGTAGATGGAGAACGACCCGAAGTCGTCGAGCTTGACCGTGATCGGGGAAGGGATGATCTTGGTGAAGGTAGTCGCTGAGTAGACGGGCACCGACGGGGTGAAGGTCAGCCGTCCAGAGGCGGGCGTGCCGTCCGGGTTGGTGTAGGTCCCATATAGACGGACAGTGTTGGCGTCGACAGGTAGCGGCACGCCGGCCCCCTTCGGGTCAGATGAGAAGCAGGGCCACAGCGACGAATGGCGCCAGAGCGGAGGCCGTTACGGCCAGGAGGAGAGGGAGGGTCCGCAGCCAGCCGTGACGCCGGACGGGATTGAGGGCTGCGGCCCAGCGGACACCCGCCCACATCAACCAGCGCCGGACGGGGCCGACTTTGAGCGCCTTCAGAGCGCCCCGGAACTCGTGGTCTACCTGAGCACTGGTCGGGAGGTAAGTACCCCGAGGAGTGACCCAGCCCCGGCCAGTTGTCAGTACGTCGGTGATGAGGTAGTCGTGAACCACAGCGGCCTGGTCCCAGCGGCCCGACTGCGGGAACAGTGTCCACATCAGTCGGGGCACGCTGGCGAAGTCCGTCACGTAGCCGGTTCCCTCGGGGTTGCCCGGTACGGTGTAGGTGCCGTAGTCGCCGCGGTACACGACGGGGGCGAGCAACTGCCAGGTGTTGTCCCCGACCTTACGGACGTCGAGGGGCGTCTCGATGAAGGGCATTAGTCAGCGGCCCGCCTGGCCAGCTCGTCGTTGACGGCCTTAGCCACGGCCGCTGCGTCGACGACGGCTTGCGGGGGGTTGGCCTCAAGGTGCGCCACGACACCGCTGACGATCCGGTCGTAGTCGACGACCACAGGTGCCTTCGTCGCGGCCCGCAGCTCGGCCAGCTCGGCCTTGTGGCTGGCGAGTTCCTGATGCAGCTTGTTCGGCTCACCCACGGTCGGCCCGTACGTCACGGCCGGCTTGTCGTTCAGCAGGGCCTCAGTCCGACCAGCAAGGGCCTTCAGGCCTACGACGAACTCGGACCTGTTACCCCGCACGGAAGCGGGGGATGCGTCGGCCCGGACCTTGTCGGCGAGGTCGAAGACGGCCTTGAAGCGCTCACCTAAGGCATACAGCGCGTCCCGGTCTACCTGCTCGAACATGTCATCCTCACTTCCGCCGCCCGCAGCGCGAGCGATCACTACGTCCCAAGGGAATCCGGGCCCTGGGTCCCAGTGGGTTCCGTCACCGGCGCCCTGTGTGTAGTCGACGTGTCCGATCACCCCGGCCCTGCCCGCGCGTACGTCGGCGGGCGACAGCTTCACGACGGGGATGCCGCGCGCGTGGCAGCGGGATCGAATCCAAATGGCGGCGTTCGTCAACATGCCTTGGTGGTTGTTGATCCACTCGGCGCGCGACCAACTGGCGAACCCGCACAGCTCCAGGTTGTCCGACCGCGAGTTACCGTTGCGGAGGGTCCAGGAGGCGTTGCCGTAGGGGACCAGGTTGTCCAGCAGCGTGACGTCATCGGCGACGGCGTGAGCACTGGAGTTCGTCGACCGATCGAAGAACGCCTTCAGGTCCGCAGCCTTGCGGATTCCCTCGGCGGTGTGGACGACCACCCAGATGACCCGGGTGCCGTTGCGGCCAGAGCTTAAAGCCATCAGTCCGGGTTTCCTTCTCTTGCGTAGGTCACGTCAGGGCGAGTATCGAGACGAGGACGCCAGCCGCCACCAGGATGACGGTGAGCACGGCAACCGCCCGCTGTACCGGGGTCCAACGCTGCTCCGCCGTCGTGCGCTTCGTTTCGTCGGCCAGCCGGCGGGCTTCGTCTGCTTCGCGTAGGGCCTTGGCGGTTGCCTCGACCGTGGCCTTGGCTGCCACCATCTGGTCTTCGAGGCGCTGAAGAGACATCTCCATGCCTCCCGCGCGGTGGTCGATCGAGCTGAGGCGCTCGGCTACCTTCTCCATTGACCCGTTGATCTTGTCGAGCCGCCGCCCGTGATTGGCTAGTTCCTCATCAACCTTGCCGGCCTTGACTCCGCGCTCGTAGCTAGTGGGCTCGCCCATCAGGCTGCCAGGTAGAGCGGGGGAGGGTCAGCGATGTCGCCACCGAGGTCCCGGATCTGTTGAGCGGCCAGGTAGTCCCAGCGGGAGTGGAGAAGGTGTAGCCGGTCCTGGGCGCGGTCTCGTAACTGCTGCTCGACGTCGCGCCGACGCTGCTCCCGGGCGAACTCGTCGAACTCTTTGCGCAACACAGCCATGTCCTCGACTACCCCGGCCGCGTAGGACGTGCTGGCGGTTGACAGGACCTCGGCCGAGTCGGCGTTGGTCTTGCGGTTCGTCGAGCGGGCACGGAACAGCATCACAGCGCCGGTCCCGAATCCGCCCGTGCCGAGCAGGGCAACTACCGCCTGGGCCACGTCGGGCAAGTTCATGGCGCTGCTCCCTCGGTGTCCTCTTTGGCTAGCGCCTGAAGGAAGCGGCCAATCTGGCAGAGTCGCCAGACACAGGGCACCGCGACAGCGACGCCAAGGAACAGCAGGATGTTAACGCCCCTCGCACCGACGGCGAACGGAGTCCATGCCGCGAAGGCCACAGACATCCCAGTCAGCATCACCAGCCCGGCGCGCTCGGTACGTACGCCTTGGGCGGTCTGCCAGTGGCGGCCGAACAGACCATACAGTGCGACCACGGCGCCCACCGCCAGCGCGGCCAGGAAGATGAAGCCACCCGGAGCCGGGTACAGCCGGATGGACGTCGACGACACCCTGTTGTAGAAGGCCAGGCCGGCGACGCCGTAGAGCAGGCACACCAGCAGGATGCTGACCTCGAACGGTTCGCGTCCGCTTCGGATGTAGGTTGTCATTCGCCTAGGTCCCCTCCAAGAGTAGTACCGGTACGCCGGGCGGGGACTGGACCCAGCTTTGCTTACAGGGGAGCCCATTTGAATGAGATCCTCGGTTTGATCGGGCCCGAGCTGACCAAGGAGAACGTCGCGCTGCCGATCGCGGTGCACCGGACGGTGCGTGATCCGCCAGTGGCTACTCGAATGTCAGCTGTCAGCGTGAGGCCCGCGACGGTCTGCACGGGGGAGCAGGAGGCCATCGAATAGATCTCGCTGTTGGCCACGTTGAACGGGTCGTTGATGGTGCCCCGGTACAGCGCGGCGACGAACGAGATGTTCGAGTTGCTTACCAAGGTGACTCCGACCGTCCAAACGCCGGGCTCGTTCAGCGTCCACGTGATGTTGTCGGAGGTGCTGATCCCCTGGCTTCCGCCTTCTCCCGCGTTGACGAAGGGCACGGGGGTCCAAGCGGTGTTGCTGATGCTCGTCGTGACGCCCTGTCGGTAGGTGAAGTACTGATCGTGCGTCAACGGCGTCCACGTAGTCGTGCTCGACTTGTAGACGTACATCCCGAACCCCGTGTACGACCACACCACTTGCCCGTTGAAGGGTGCGGCGATGTCGCTGGTGTTGCTGACCGTCGGGACCCCATACCACTGCGTCCACGATGTGTTGGCGGCGTTACGGATATAGGCGACCTTGGTGTCAGTCTCGTAGATCACCTGTCCAGGGAACGGCGAGGAGGGCCGGGTCGTCGAGGTACAGGGGACCGCGCGAGCCAGGGTGTCGAGCAGCGTCCAGTTGGCATTGAGCTGGGTGCGGCTGATCGGGTCGCCTACGCCCGGGGGGCCTCCGGCGGGGAGGGTGAGTCCGAAGTTTGGCGTGGTCGTCGACATGGGCTAGGCCACCTCTCTGAAGACGGATAGGGGAGGGTGGTGCTCTACGCCGCGGGGGACGTCATCCCGATGGATCTTTCGGAGTTCCTCTATGAAAACCCACCCCTCGTTCAAGAGGTACGCGAACGCCTCATCGTCGAGGAACAGGGTGTGCCGTTCCCCCTTCGGGCTTTCAAAGACCGCCTGCATGTTGATGCCGTCCTCTTCGTACATCAACCCCTCCTAGTAGGGAATAACCACGAGGTTGCGGTCCTGGAACTCGGCTGTGCCGGCGCCGCTCCAGTAGATCATTTGGACTGTATAGACTCCGGCCGAAAGCCCCTCCACTTGGAACACTCGGGTCGCTCCCAGGCGGGAGCCGAGGTAGCCGTCCGCCGTTTCGACGATCTGGCTCCACAGGGACCCGTAGGTGTTCGCCCCGATTGCCGTCCCCGGGCCCGACATCTCGAAGCTGACTGCCGAGTTACAGACGTTGGAAGTACCGTCCCCCTGGATGGTGCAAGACAGGAGGATGATGCAACGTCCACTGTTGCCCAGCGTTACGGTGACCACCGGGCTGGGTGATCCAAGGTGTCCCCATGCGCCCTCACCGCGAGAGCCGACAGCCGCGTTACTGGCCGACTTCATCCCGAACGCCAACGTGTCCACGCGCACTAGCTGCCCGAGATCGTTGATCAGCTCGATACCCTCGGTACCGCTCGCGAGCTCGCCGATGCGGGCGACTCGGGTGCCGTTGTCCTTGTACACCTGGATTCCGTGGCGGCCGTCGGCACACTCGCCAATCTCGACGATGGTGGTTCCGGAGCCGTTCCGGCAGATCATCCGGCCGTCGTTGATCTCGATCCCGCCGGTACCGTTGACCATGATCTTGCCGGTACTGGTGTCCGCGGTCCACAGTGTGTTCGCCGACGAGCCCAGTCCGCGGAGTCCCGCGCTGGTCATCTCGACGCGGGGGAAGGAGAACTCACCGCCCGTCGCGATGCTGCCACCGACGATCACATTGGACGTCATCGTTCCGGCCGTGATCTTCGACGCCGTCAGTGAGCCGATGTACTGGTCACTGATCAGGTCGGCAGTCTCCATGACGGCCACACTGGGGGCGGACTTGTTCCCGGCCTCGTCGACCGCGATCACCTTGAAGTAGACCGGGGCCACGGACGTGATCTGGAACATGGCGACGACGGGGATCTCGCCGACGATCAAGCCGTAGTTGGCGAGCACCTTACCCAGCATCGTGTCTTCGCTGGGCGTGAAGATCGGCTCGGATCCGCCGTGTAGCTCCAGGTGGTGCAAGTCCGCGTCCAGGTTGAACGTGCCGCCCGAGGCAGCTCCCAGCCGGTGCACCATCTGTACGGCCATCGGGTTCCCCTGAACCTCAGGAGGCGCTGGGGTGACCGGGGGGATGTTGTCGTTGGTTGTCTGCCACAGAGCCAAAGCCGACCAGGCGCCCGCGTTGAAGGGGGTGGCTAGGTCGACCGCGCGGATCTGCGCTTCGTAGGGCGTGCTCGGGATGAGCTCCTGGAGACGGAACGTGGTGTCGTCGAACGAAGCTATGGCCGTCTGCCACTCGGTCTCGGGGTAGACGATGGGTGAGTCCCACGTCGCTCCGGTAGCTTCCCAGTTGTCCCACACCCCGTACAGGCCTTCCACCTGGTCCCACACCGCGGGGTAGAACGGGGTGGTGGCGTGGCGGTAGCGGATCTCGTAGTGCGACCCGTCGATGATCGGCGTGCTGTCGGTGTTGTTGGGGCGGTCCCAGTTGAGGAAGACGTCCCCGCGTGCCGAGCCGGTCACCGGGCTTTGGTACACGCCCACGCGGAACGGCTCATTCCAGGTCACGATGCCAGGCACCGAGGAGTCTGGCTTGGGCCGACTACCGACGACCTCGCCGGAGCTGGACAGGGACCGGCTGTAGCCGCCGACCTGAACCGTGGTGGCGTCGGACTCCCACTCGATGTAGTCCGAGAGGTCCGTCCAGGCGCCGAGCTTGTCCCGGTATGCGACGGTCGAGCCGGCGACGACGGGGAAGGTCAGCTCGATGACGCGGAGCTTGACCGGGTACAGCCGGAGTCCGCGGAACTGCACCTCGTTGGCGAGGTCGGCGAGCCCGATGTCCGGGTCGAACACCCACGTGTAGTCCCCAACGGCGACGGTTCCCTTGACGTCGTAGTCCTGGGTGGACAGACGAAGGGCGTCACGCGGCGAGGTGAAGCGGTTGAGCTGGAGCTGGGCCCGCGCGATTGCGTTCACCGCGTCGGTGCCGGACTCCGAGACCAGCCGGGTCAGCTTGACCGGGTTGCCGTGGAGGTCAAGGTATGGGTTCAGCCCAGGCGCGATGTCCGCCGAGCCGGTTGCGACCGCGTCACCTTCGCCCTCGGCGAGCAGTACCACGCGCGTCGTGAAGTCCTCGACGTCGGTCGTGACACCAGCCTCGCCGGGCAGAGCGCGCAGGTTCATGTCCACGCCCGCGCCGTGACGGATGATGGCGGCTACCGGCGTCGTGACGTAGAGGTCCCCGACGGCGCCGACGTCCAGGGTGGCGTTCCCGTTGACCCGCCACTCTCCGCCCATCGTCGTACAGACGTAGTCGATGGCCGTGCGTGGGCTCTGGTACTGGTGCGTGCCCGTGTAGGTGCCCGTGATGGCGTGGAAGGTGCCCTCGGTGACGGCTCCGGAAGCCGGGAGCAGGTCGCGCACCGACTGGGTGAAGGTCTCGGCGACGATAGCGACGGGCGTCTCGATGACGTCGCCCTTGCCGTCCTCGTCCCCGAGCCAGAACGCCATGCCCGCGCCCGAGAGCGTGTGCCCGCTGTCGGTCAGGTCCTTGCCCCGCACGACCCCCGTGTACCGGGAGGTGCTCAACAGCGTGTCGCCCGTGGTGCGGGGATCGACCCGGCCAGTGTGGACGGTGATGTGTCCGAGGTAGCTGACGCGGTCGAGGATCTCTCGGGGGGTGTCGGCTTTGAGGGTCAGGGTCCAGGAGCCAAGAGCTTGGTGTGACTCAGTGATCGGCACGCGGGTACTCACCTCCGTACCGCGGCGACCACCTCTCCGGGGGTGCCAAGGTACTGCTCGTAGATGTCGGCTGCCTGGTCTCCCGCGACGGCCGCCGAGCCACCCGCGATGACGCCCACGAAGGCGTCCAGTTTGGTGGTGGCGGCCAGGGAGATCCCGCCGTTCACTAGGTCCTGGGTGTGGGTGTGTGCGCTGCCGACGATGTAGCGGTTGCCTACGCCGTCGTTGGCCGTGGCCCGGATGTAGCCGGTCGCCGCGGTGGCGGCCTCGACAGCCGACCGTTTGACGGCCAGGGTGGATGAGGTCGCCCCCTGGACGTACAGCTCGGTGAACCGAGACCCCCGTCGAAGGCTTACGTCCACGGTGAAGCGGCCCGGCGCCGACGCGTACAGGATGCGGAGCGAGACCTCGTGGAAGTCGTTGTGCAGCACGGTGACCGACTTCGGCAGGGGCAGGGGGGTGCCGGCCGTCGAGATCGTCCACAGCTTGGTCTGCCAGGAGCCGCCCGTGAAGGCAGCAACCGCCAGCTCGCCGGGAAGTGTGGTAGGGGTGACGCGGACGTGTCCGTTAGTCAGCTCCCAGTCGGTGGGTGTGACGGTGAAGCCAGCGCCTGGGCGCTCGCGTAGCGTGTCGTCGAGGAACCGAACTCGGCCCTCGGGGAAGTCGATCGGCGCGCAACCCCACCGAGGTGAGGTCGCCGGGATGTCGCGGTACACGGTCATGGCGCCGTCGGACCCGGTCCGTACGACGACGGAGGGGATCGTGGCGCCGGTCCAGTAGGCGTAGTGCCCGATCGGGGGGGCGTCCCAGCGCTCGCCCGTCACGGCGAAGTTGGTGTTGCGGGTGAGCGGGCCAGAGATGCGGGACTCGATGTCCACCTCGTACTCGGACCCGAGCCGCTCTAGATCGACCGACCAGGTAATGACGTTGGCGTCCGTGGCGTACCGGGCGACGCTCGTCGATACGGATGCGACGCGACAATACAGCGCCTGCTCGGGGCGGGAGTTCCAGTAGACCGGAACCACCGCGCCGTTGCCGAGCGTGCGGATGTCCTCGACGATCCGGCGCGTCTGGTCGGGGGTGAGGGTGTCCGCGAACTCGATGCCGGACAGCGAGAACCCCCCGTCAGCGCTGGATGAAAGCGCCGCGGGGAAGTCCTCGTGAAGAGTGAGCCGGCCAATCTGGACAGTCTCGACCATTACGCCCGGCTCCTCTCCAGCTCTCGAATCTCGTCCTTGATGACCTCGGCCGCCTTACGTAGGTCCGCTTTGGACATCGCGTTGAGCGCGCCCGGGAAGCTGACCTCCAGGTGGTCGATGTGAACGCCCCCTCCGCCGGAGCCCGCCATGATGGACTCGGTGTCGCGGTTGGACGTGACGCGCGCGCCCGCGGGGAGAGACACCAGTTCCCGTCCCCGCTCGCCGACCATCGCCATGCCGCCGTCGGTGACCAACCCGCCCTTGGCGAGCTTCGGGACACTGGGGACGTTGGGGATGTCCGAGAACGGGTTCACCAGGTTGATGCCCCGGATGAGGAAGTTGATCCCCTTGATCAGACCGTTGATCAGCCCGATCACGAAGTTCACAGCCGACTTGACGCCATTCTTGATCCCCTCGCCGATGCCCTTGCCGATGTTGGCGAAGAAGCCTCCGACGGAGCGGAAGATGTCGAGCAGGCCGTTCCACCGGTCCTTGACCCACTGTACAGCAGCGCCGAAGGAGGAGGTGATCTTGCACCAGGCACCCGTGGCGACGGACACGATGAAGTCGATCACGGCCCAGAAGGTGTCCTTGGCCCAGTTCCAACGGTCCACAAAGAACTGAACGAACGACTGGAAAGAAACAGTGATCAGATCCCAGGCTACCTTGGCGGCCGTTACGATGGCGTTGATAGCCACCGTGAAGGCGTTCTGGATGGCCGCCCAGGCGCCGATGACGAAGTCCCGGAACCCGGCGCTATTGTTCCACAGCACGACGATGATGCCGATCAGTGCCCCGAGGAGAACGAGGATGATCCCTAGTGGGTTGGCGGCCATCGCGAAGTTCAGCAGGGCTTGCGCCGCTGCCCATGCCTTGGTCACTGCGGTAATGGTTCCCATGATTGCCTTGTAGGCAACGAACCCAGCAACGGCTCCCGCTACTGCACCACCGATCAGCTTGAACAGCATCGGGTGGTCTTTGGCGAACTTGCCCACAGCCTTGAAGCCAGCGCCTACAAGATCAAGGGCAGGCTTGAGGGCAGACAGAAGGATCTTCGCCACCCAGCTGATGACGGGGATAACCTTGCCACCGATGATGTCGACGAACGCCATCTGTGCCGAACGCCAGAAGGCGGTCAGGTTAGTCTTGGCGTTGTCGTTGAGCGTCGCGCCCATGCGCCCGGCGGCGCCCTCGAACCCATCCAGTGAGCCCTCAGCAGACGTCAGTGAGTCCAGGAACTTGGGGATCTCGGTGACGCCAAGGTCTTCTAGCGGGGTACCGAACAGAGCCAGGGCGGCGGCCGACTGAGCGGCCGGGTCCTTGATCTTCTGGAGACCCTTGACGATCGTAGAGAACGCCTTGGAGGCCCGGTCGCCACCAGCAAGCAAGTCGTTGGTCGTACCCTGCATGTCCAGGCCGAGCGTGTCGAACGCCGTGCCCGTGAGATTGGACATGTCCGTGGCGCGGATCCCGAATTCCTTGATCGCGTCGCCGGTTTTGTCGATCCCATACATGCCTTTTTCGGCGCCGCCAACGAGGGTCTCGAACGCCTTCTGCCCCGTGAGGCCGACCGCGTCGAGGAAAGGCCCGTACTCGTCGAGCGCGTCGAGGAGGTCTTCCCGCACCGCGGTGGGGACGGCCTGAAGTGACGCGGTGATGAGGTCGAGCGCCTGAGTGGCGTCCTTGGCAAGGCCCGAGGAGACGGCCTGTCCGGCGATCTGAGCGGCCCGCGCGGTGTCGATCTCGAACGCGGACGCTAGGTCCAGCACCTTCGCGGTGATGCCCTCTACGGCCGATGAGCTCGCGTTCCGCATGCCGTCGATCGAGGACACAACCGCGCCAGTAGCGGCAGTCACGTCCTCGATCGATTCACCGTACGCGTTAGCGAACAGGTGCCCGGCTACGCCACCGATGCGCTTGGACTCGTCGGCGGTCAGACCGAGTTGCGCGCCGAGCTTGTCGGTGGCGGCCTCGACGTCCATGCCCTGGACGAGGGAGGCTCCGATGAGTGCGGCTGCTGCGAGCGCGGCGACCTTGATGCCGGCCTTGAACTTGCTGCCGAACCCCTCGCTGGCCTTCTCCCCCGCGTCGTCGCCGGCCTTCTTGGCTGGTCCGCCGAGCTCCTCGGAGATCTTGCCCGCGCCGCCCTTGAAGGATGGGATCAACGAGACGTATGCGGACGCAAGCTCGATACCAGCCACCGTCTACCCCCTAGTGTCCGCGCGCCGCCAAGGCTTTACGGATCTGTTCCTGGCTCACAGTTGGAGCCTCGCTGCGAATAGCGTCAGACTCCTGAGGCCATGGTCTGGGGTAGGGCTTGAGCTTGCTTTGGTCACTCTTCTTCTTTGGCACCGCAGCTAGGGTCAGGTCGTACAGGTCCATCAGGACCACCGCGTCATGTGACACGGGGTACTGCCAGCCCTGAAGTGCGGCGCCGACGCGTGAGGTTGGGTCCGCGGTCAGCGTCCGGGTCAGGGTGGCAGCCTCGTTCCAGCTCATGCGGCCGTCGAATATGGACTCCAGCGGGAGCCCGAAGCGGGTGCGCCAGTCGTAGGCGAAGGCGTCGGGGTGCTCACCGATTAGCTCGATGAGCTGTCGGATTCCCCCGGCCTCACACCCGCCTTCGTCATCCACGCGGTGAGGTGCTTACCAAAGTCACCCATGGTCATGGACCGAAGGGCGGTCATCGTCTCGCCGGACACGTCCGCGGCCACCAGCATGGCCAGCCCAAGCTTGAGTTGCGCCGTGTCCCCACCTTCGAGCATCGCATCCATCAGGACGCCGGCCTCGATCTTCGTCGCACACTCGGACGCGGGCGGGAGCGCGTACGCCTTGCCCTGGTGCATGAAGGAGTAGTTGCCCGCGGCGCCCGGTACGGCGGCCTTGACCGACTCGGTCACTTCGGCGGGAGTACGGGGTCGATTCCGGGACCTGTTGCGGTTGGTGCTCATGCGCGGGTTGTCCTTTCGAGAGCGCGGGTTAAGGGAGGAGACGCGGCGCCGGCAGACCCGCGCGGCTTACCGGCACCGCGAGCTATCACGGGGTGGTATCGAGCGCCGAGTACCACTTCTTAGCGGAGGCGCCGAGCGTGACGTCCGGGTAACCGGTGATCGTCACGTTGTAGCCGACCGGGTCACCCGACGCGAGGGTGACTTCCCCTACCTCGGTGACCTCGCCCTGCGGGATGTACAGGCGGACCATCTTGGCGCCGTCCACATAGTCCAGGACGAAGCTCCGGCGCCCGCCCGTAGCGGCAGGAACGATGGCCACAGAGCCGTCGACCGCGCTCACGGGAGCCGCGTAGAACAGCTCGACGCTGTTGGCGTTGGTCTCGATCATCGTGAAGGTCAGCGAGATCGAGGACTCGGTGACGACCGTCCGGACCACCGCGGAGCCCTGCCAGGCGACGATGTTGTTGGTGGACTTGTCGATGACTTCGGACACACCGTCGTCGGAGATGTAGCCGACGTCCCGGAATCCAGCGGCCAGCGCGCTGATCGCGGTCGTTGGGGCGGTAGTGGCCGTGGGGCCGAACGAGACCGCGCCTGTGATGGCGACGTCCACGTTGGCAGAGTTGAGCGCCATGCGGCGGTCCTTTCTAAGGTCTGACAAGGAAACCGCCGGCGCGGGCAGCGGGGAGGAGGAGTTACAGCGCGGAGCCGCGAACCTGCACGGCGACCGTGAAGACGTAGCGCGACTGGTTCGAGGTCGGGTCCGGGAGGTTGGCCGGGCCGGCGAACTCGGTCACGCGGTAGAAGGTGACGCCCGCGGTGGTCTGGCCTCGGAGTGCGTGTACCAGCGCGCGCGTGAGGCGGGCGAGGTTGGACGCCTGGAGATCGGTGTTGGCCCAGCACTCGAAGCCGATAGTGGGTTCGTCGGCGACCAGGTTGGCCTTGGTCCCGCCGAGCCGGGGCACGAGTACGAATCGGGCCGGCCGCTGCTTGGGGATGCGGACATGCACCGAAGCGGTGTCTCCCCGGGCCGCAAGGGCGGCCGTCAGGTACGTAACCAGCGCGGCCTCGACGTCGGGGAACTGGATGGCCTCAGCCACGGGTCACCCCCGCCCGGCGTCGATAGCCTTCGTCAGTGCGCGGTGCTCCGACTCGGCCATGACCGCCTTGACGGATGCGGTACGGACTGACGCGCGTGCGCGCTTGTTACCTAGATCGGAGTCCACTTCCATACCCTCGCCGGCCGCGTTGGCGATTGCCTCGGCTCGACGTTCAAGGTCGGCCCGGACGGCGGCCGAGCGGAGCAGGTCCCGAATCGCGGCGTTCTTGATCTTGATTGTGACTTGCGTCGCCATCAGCCCTCCACGCGCTTGAGGATCAGCTCGGTATGCGCGAGCACGCCCGTCGGTGAGGGCCAGCGTTGGACGAATCCGTCCACTTCGTACTCCACGCCCGCGTACCTGATCCGGTCGAGTTCGGTCACGTCGACGCCGGGTGGGCCGAACGCTTTCCAGCGCCGGGTCACTGCGTCGCGGAGACCGAGAAGCTCCTCACCCACGAGGGGTTGGAGCCGCCAGCCGGTCAGGTCGGTCGTGGTGGCGTTGGTCCAGTCGGCGACCTGGTCCCCGCGCTCGGTCGTGTACACCGGGCGCACGCGCGTGATGGTCTGCGTGAGGAACGAAATGCTCATACCAGCCGCCAGGAGCGCGGCCGCTTGGGGAAGAGCCGCCGGAGCGACTTCTCCTCAGAGGACGTAAGCCCTGAGGAGCTGTTGAACGCCTCGACGCCCCACGTGACAGCCTCGCCCCCGGCCTGCTCAGTTCGAGCGCCAGCGGCCACAGCAGAGGGCAAGCCGCCCATACGAGCGGCGATGGCGCAGACCAGCTCAAGGAGGTTGTCTGGCAGAACCGCGTAGCCGTGGCTGAACTCGACCGTCAAGGGACCACACGCGTCGGCGAATACCCACGGGCCCGACAGGGTGTACTCGACATCGTTACCGTCGGCGTCCAGGAGAGACGTCACGGAGGTGACCGGCCGCTGAGGCAGCAGCCAGGGGCTGGAACCAGCCAGTGTTACAATGGACGTGCCTGTTGTGATGTTCTGGCCGGTGTACCCGCGTACGCGTGCGGAGGCGCGGGCGAGCATGCCTGCCGACACCGCGTCGTAGCCGTAGGCCGTCATGTCCCCGGCCGTCACCAAGTTAGGTAGTGTCGGCATTGGACCTCCCGGTCACTCGGAGCGGCGCGTCAGGTACGCCCGAACGACAGCCTGAGGAACTCGACCCTTAGCGGGGCAGGGAACGTTGTTGGCCTTCGCCCACGCGCGCAGTTCCGTAGCCCGGGGGGAAGGCTCCTCATTAGCCGGCAGGCTGGGTGCTTCAGAGGTCACGGTCTGACATGGCTCCTCCTCGGGGGTCTCGTCGGGTACTTGCTCGATCTCGAACAGGGCCGGCACCTCGCTTAGCGCGTCGGCCAATTCGGAGTCGTCGACCTCGGCCACGCCGTCGTGGAAGTGCACGATGCCAGCGGTGGTCCTAATGGGAACGACCCCTGAGGGGAACCGTCCACAGCGGAATTCAGTCATGGACAGTTCCCCTCTCTATCAGGCTGCCGGGCCGAGGTTCAGGATCTTGCCGTGCTTGCGCTCGTTCCCGAACTTCAGGCCGATCTCACCGTAGATCTGCGCGCGGTCAGCAGCGCCGACCTTGGCAAGGGGCTCCTGGAAGAGGAAACCCTTGCCCGGGACGTTCAGGAAGACCGGTGCGCACTCTTCGAGGCTGACGACCTGCAGGATCGAGGTCGGCATGTGCCGGTTCAGCATCAGGTTGAGGCGGCCGAAGTCGGTCTCGACGGTCTGGACCGAGACCCCACCGACGTTGCGAGTCTCCTCGCGGTAGTTCTTGTCGGTGATGAAGACCTTGGTCAGGCCGCGCTTGACCGTTCCGTTGCACATCAACGTGGCGGTCTCGCCGTTCTGGATGCCACCGTTCTCCCACACCAGCTGGAGAAGGTCAATGACCCCGCCCTCGGTGAGGGTCGTGGCCCGGGTGACGAGCGCGCCACCGTCGGATGCGAAGGCAACCGTCGCCCCGCCCGGCTTGAGCGAGAGCTCGAACGAGTTCGTCAGGACCGTCTTGACGTAGTACTGGGTGTCAGGCTTGACGACGCCGACAGCGCCACCGGTCAGGGCCGAGACCGTCACGACGTTGCCCGCGACGAGTCCGTGGGCTGCGATCGTGAACTTCTCGTCGGAGGCCGTGATGACCGCGGTACCCACCGCCGTGCCGTTGCTGAGGACGTTGGTAACCGTGGACGAGATGATCCCGCCGGTCTTACGTGCGGTGGCGTTGGTGGCCGGGTCGCTCTTGACGCCCTTGAGGAAGGTCAGCTCGACGTCCCGAGCGATCTGCTCGAGGTGCCGCTGGACCTGCCAGTCGAACTCGTTGGTGACCGGGTTGGACCCGTTGATGCCAGCGGCTCCGGGGTGTCCGGCACCGGTCGCGTTGTACTGCCCGGTCGCGGCCTGCTTGGTGTAGCTGACCTCAAGGGCTTCCTGGTGGATCTCAACGACGTTGTTGACGTTGAACCGGACGCGCTCCTCGGCGGTCGGCGCGTTGGCGCCCTCCAGCCGCTGGCGAGTCTCGTCCGCGTCACGCAGGTCGTAGCCCTGCCACTGGAACGTGGTGGACGTGGTGGTCTCTCCGCCAGTCAGCCCACCAATCGAGCTGAGGAAGGGGGTGTCAGTCGGGGAAACCGCGAACAGCTCCCCAACGTAGTTGGGCAAGTTGAACGTGGTGCCCTGCCCGGAAACTCCGGCCATAATGGTTCGTCCTTTCGAGACCGGGCACTACCGCCCGACGAGTTACTTTTGTTGCTGCTGAAGCAGTTGTGACTTCAGCCGGATGGACGCCCTGAAATCGCCCGACTGCTCAGCCGCTGCGATCTGTGCGTGGATGTCAGCCGGGGCGACGTCCGTGCCGCGGTGTCCGCCGCCGAAGTCGGCCGGTTGGCCCGTCGAGGTCCCGGTCGCCGGGGCCGCGGGGAACAGGGAGAGGAGCGCGTCCGCGTCGGCAAGCAGCTCATCGCGAGTGCTGCCATGCAGGCGCGCAGCCTGGGCCGGGGTGAGCTTCTTCTCGGATGCGATCTCCAGCCGGAGCCGGATGTCGCGTTCGGACTGAAGCTCGGCCTTGATCGCGGCCAGTTGTGCAGTGACGTCGTCCTCGGGCTTTGCGGCCGGGACGGCGCCGAACTTCTCGGCCAGCTCCTTCAGCGGTGCGAACGCCTTCAGCTCGGCGGCCAGCGTCTTGTTCTCCTCGCGGAGAGCCTTCAACGCCTTGATGCCGCCCTCGCCGAGGGGTTCGTCCGCCTTGTCGTTGGCGGGCTCCGTCTTCGGCTCCGGCAACTGCGGCTGTGTGCCAAGCGCCGGGGCGGTGACGGGCGGGGTGGGCTTCGGCGGGTCGCCCGCGTTGGCCGGAGGGGTTGGGACGGGTGCAGTCATCGCGACAGCTCCATTTGTGGAATGCCGGGCATCGCGCCCAGCGGGGGTGTGGATCAGAAATCGCTAGGGCCGGTGAAGTTCTGGCCCTTCACGGTGAGGACTGGCCCGAGTTCGCCATGCTCGCGGACGAGCAGCACTTTTCGGTAGTCCAGTGCGGATCGGGCGCCGTCGGACGACACGCCGAACCGGTCTTGGATGGCGCCGTGTGCCTCGCTGAGCGTCTGCTCGTCGATGACCTGGCCCGGGTCGCGGTCGCCATAGATGGGCTCGACGCCGCAGTCACAGCCCCCGTGGATGGGCTGGAGGCTTTCCTTGTGGTAGCGCTGAGTAGACGCCACCACGCACATTCCGCAGTCTTCGGACCCGGACAGGGTGCGTCGATGTCCGACTACCCGGGAGTCCTTGCGGAAGATGGATCGTGCGGTGTGGGTCTTGGCGAGCTGGAGATCCGTGCTCGCCAGGTTCAGCGCGCGGCGGCGTCCGGCATTCACGGCGTCCACAAGAGACTTGCCCTTGGAGAGCGCCGTCCAGACGTCCACGCCGGGCCGTCGATAGACCTCGGTCGGTGCGACGCCGCGCAGAGCGGCCCCCGTCACGTCCGCTAGGCGCACGCCCGCAACCCGCGTGGGGCCGCCGAGCGTCTGGGCTGCGATCGTCGCTAGGTAGGAATCCGTAAGCGCGACTACTTGCCGCTGTCCCCCGAGCACTACCGGGACCACCGCGCGGATGAACCGCTCGATGTCAGCATCCCGGTAGGACCCAAGGCCATCCCAGACGGTGGTAACGAACTGCGCCACCCGCGCGCGCACCTGGGCGTCCGCGGACATGTACGCCTGCACTAGACGAGTCACCTCAGGAGCGGCCATGTCAGGCCTCCTCTAGTGATCCCGCTTCGCTCTCCGGCAACCTCAGAGACACCGGTACGGCGCCCGTGAACTCGACCCCGGTCAGCCCGACCTGCTGCGCAGCGGACTCAGCCGCAACGCCCGATCGGATCAGCACACCCATGGCGTCGGCCTTAGCCTTCACCGCGGCGGCGTCGGTAGCTCCGGGAGCGGTGACCGGTTCGCCCGGCTCTCCCATCGTCGCGGTGAGGATCATGTCCTCGGCGCGCTCGGCGGCCATACGGTCCACCTCGTCACCGTCGAACTGAAGGATCTTCGTCATCTTCGAGCGCCAGGGGATGTCCGCTCCAGCCTTCGTGAGCGCGTCGTACCGCTCGGCCATGCTCGGCCGGTCTGGCGGCAGGAAGTACGCGGCCACCTCCGGAACGTCGTCCTCACTACCCCGCTCGATGGCGAGGGCCAGTCGGACGACCTCGGCACAGCCGATAGACGCGCGCTCACAACGATCCTCGGCCTTGAAGACCAGGCCCTCGCGTGCGAACGCGGCGCCTTCGGCGGATTGGTTGGCGCCGTCGGGGACCAGCGCGCTCATCGGCGTACGCGTGACAGCCGCGAGCGCGCGCAAGTCGGCCTTGTCGGACTCCAGGATGCCTGACAGGTCTGTCTGCTGGGACTCCCAGATCTCGGCGCCTTCAGGCAGCATCCACAGCGCGCCCGGCCCCGGCTCGAACAGCTTGCCGTAGTCGATCGGGTCGCCGTCCTCGTCGGACTCGGGAAGGTCACTCGACTTGATCGCGCGCTGGCGGTAGGCGTGAATCGCCACGATCACCAGGCGCTGAAGGGTGTTCCAGTTGAGACGGTCGAGAAGATCCGTGTGCGTCTCGAACTCGCCGCGGTCGCCGCGGTTCGGGAATGGGACGATCGGGACCGTGTTCAAGCCGGTAGGGTAGCCGACCGCCTTCTTGGCCGAGTCCGCCTCCGCGGGCACCCAGCCGCCGGATACCGACAGCAACTGTGACTGCACCAATGCGTTCGGGGCAATGCTTCGGACGTATCGGTACACCAGGCCGGGGACGTGAAGGAACGCGAAGTCGCGGCCCTCGACGTCGTCCCGGTACACGATCAGGCCCGCGCGGACGAGGTCCGGCCGGCTCGGGTCGTGATCGGTGATGGTCTGCTCGGGGCGCTGATAGGTGATGGTCGCCCGGCCCGCGGCAACCGGCTGGACACACATGTAGCCGATGCCCAGTGCGACCATGTCCGAGAAGGTGTCCGGCGCCCACGTGCTGAGCCGGTTCGCGGTCCAGACCTTGCGTGCGTCGTCGTCGTCCTCGTTGGACTCTCCGACCCTGAACCCGCCGAGACGCATGCGCTCGACAACCGCCTCGGTGATGGCCTCGGCGTAGTTGGTTCGCGACTTCCGCTGGAACGCAACGTAAGCTTCCCGACAGCCATCGGCGCCCTCAGGCAGCGGCGGATCTCCGTCGAGGTAGCTACGTAGCACCGCCAGGCGGGGCCGGCGTCGGTCCAGTCGGGCGGTTAGAATCTCTAGCCACTGCTCAGGGCTCGGCACGCTGAATCACCTAGCCCTTCTGATCATCCCGGTGGCCTGTCGGCCGATTCCCTTGGCTACCGCGTCTGAACGCGCCTGCCAGGCCAGTACCGCTGCCACACAGGCATCGATCTTGTCCGGGCTGTAGTCGTGCTTCTTGGCTAGCTTCAGTTGGTTGCCATCGATCCGGCGGCGTGTGTTGAGTACGTGCTGGGTGAGCTTGAACGATCCGTCGTGGCTGGCGTCGCCGTTGCGTACCGCGCCCTCGAACTGCTCGATAGCCCGCTGGTTCACGATCGATCGGCCGCCGGTCATCCACCACTCGAAGGGGTGCTTCTCGGAGACCTTGACCTTGACTCGCTTGCCGTACTTGGACTCCCAGGTGTTGATGTACGACCGCCAGTCCTTCGCGGGGTCTGCGTAGAGCCCGACTACCCGGTAGCGCCTGAACGCGTCGTCGATGGCGGCCGTGATCTCACCGAGCGGGGGCTCCCAGTCAGCTTGTCCCGGTCCATCGGGCGCTTCCCATACCTTGATCTCGAACAGGTGCCCGTCAGGTACCCGACAGCCGACAAGCGCGGTGGCGTCAGGCTTTCCGCGCGCGCGCCCGCGGGACCCATCGAAGCCGAGGGTGACGTACTCGCCGAAGCGGACCGTCTTCTCCTCGTCCTTGCAGGAGGCCCACTCGTAGTCAGCGAGCAGCGCGTCAATCGCGGACGTTGGCAAGTTCAGGTAGTAGCGCTTCGAATCGCCCGGAGCGTTACGGGGATCCCAGATGTGGTCAATAATCCGCTCAAGGTCCATCACGTCGGCGAACGGTCCGTAGACTTCGCGGAGCGCGGCACGAAGCTCAACTTCGTTGGCCAAGTCGACGTTCTCTGGGCCGCAGCGATGGTCGAAGAACAGCCGTCCGCGCGGGACCTTGCCCTGTGAGATCTTGGAGGCCAGCTTGTGTGTATATTCGGCCGTCGAGTTCTCGCCGGGCAGGTACATCGTGGACGTCTCGTGGTACCACGGCGACGCGTCCTTGCGCTTCACCATGTTCCGGGTGACGGTCGCATACATACGGCGGAGCTCGGGCAGGATGTAGAGGTGAGTCTCGTCGAAGACGACGTGGGTTTCCTTGCCGCCGTCCTTGGCCGCGTTGCTCGCGGTGCTCGGGACGATCTCGCCCCCGTGCGGGAGCAGCGTGCGCGACAGGCCGGCGACGTTGGAGGCCAGGCCTTCCGAGAGCGGGCCCTCAGTCAGGTTGAAGTACACGTTGTCGTAGGTGTTGCCTGCTTGGCTCTCTTCCGTCGCTAGACAACGGATGAACGGGTACACGACTGGCCGGCCGAGGGGTTCGCCTCGCTGGAACTCGTACCGGAAGTCACGCCACTCGAAGACCTCGCCGCCCTCGGCCCAGCCGGCGAACCGGCACGGCGCGAACGCTTCGAAGAGAACCTCGAACGCGGCCAGCTCGCTCTTGGAGCGGCCCTTCGCGCGAGAGGTGAACGCGGAGTCGTAGAGACGGCGGCCGTTGTGGTCCAGCGCGTAGTGGTCGACGATCAGGCCGGCGAACTCGTCATCCAGCGGTAGGCCATCAGGGTCGGCGGGGTTGAGCGGGCGTCCTTGTACATCTCCAGGTCCGTGCACGGCGAAGTGCTCGAGCCAGGCCAGCGCCAGCCAGCCGAGCGAGCGGTTTCGGTCGTGCTCCGGAGCCTGGATTACTTCCCTAGGCACCCTGGGTCAAGCGGGCGCGGCGGTCGGCTACCTCGTCCCGAACGACCGCCGTATTGGCCGGCGCCGGGGTCGAGGTGGTCACGACCGGAATGCCGATGGTCACGCGACCGCGCACCCGGTCGATGTGCGTCGCACCGAGCAGCGTCTCATTGAGACGGATCTCGGTCATGATCTTCGAGTCGGGATCGGCCCAAAACCTGTCGACCAGCGGGGCCAGCATGTGCAGGCGCTGCCAGTCAGTGACCACGAACGTCGCGGCCTGGGGCGCGCTGCACCAATTGGCGTACCAGGTCAGGGTGGCCTCGGAGTACTGGTCCGCGCGGGGAAGTGCCGGCGCGACCACGACCGCATTGGCCGGGATCGACACCTCTTGACCTGCGTAAACGTCCTCGTTGCGGCGGCGCTTGACGTCGGCCGGGGGAGGCCCATATCCAGCCATGACAGGGCCTCCCTTACAGCGTGTCCGTTATCCGATCATGATCACCAGACCCGTACGCACAGCGAGCCACAGCACCTACCATCCGACTTCGGGGGCCGGGGAGGGGTGGTCCCCCACCCTTCGACCGATGTCAAGGCCTAAACATCACTTTTAGGGTAATAACCCTGGATGCGGCTCGACAGGTCGTCTGCGTAGCCCGTTCAAGCGGGCACGACCCCGGGCTATCTCACGCTGTGTCTTCTTATCGTGACACATAGTGCACAAGCCTTGCCCATTGCTCTCATCGTCCGTGCCTCCCTCAGCTACAGGGATCACATGATCAGCAATCGTGGATGCATACACCTTGCAGTGCACACACACAGGATGGCGCCTCAAGATGCGCATGCGTGTAGCTGAGGGGAAGGCACGGGTACGTGCCCAAGCCATAGGGGGATAGACCTAGGCTGTGGGGGGGTATTCGAACGAGGGGGGCACAGCAGGGGCAGGGGGGAGCAGCCTAATCGCCAGGGCGTCCAGGGTCGCGTTCATGCGGTCCTCGAACCAGGTAGCCCTGATGCCCTGCTTGACTGCCTCGTCCACTCTCCAGGCCTCTGCTGCCTCTTGCTGTAAGGCCCTAGCCCTCTGCACCTCTGACCACGCTGAAGTGATCTGGCCCTGTAGGACCGCGTTGGGCAGGGGCGCCGCCTTGCCGATTACGAAGGTCATCGGTACACCTGTCCAAACTCGTAAGGATCGGGGTCCTGGTGGTGGCTACGCTCTGTGTCGGAGCCCGAACCCGCCCCGAAGCCGATCGGCTGTGCCTTGGGCCGAGAACGACTCAGCGCCTCAGTGGCATGGTCGATCAGGCCCTTGGTCTGCTTGACCGAGATGGCGTAGTCCGCTTCGATGCGAACCGCACCGCGGCCGTCGAGCTGCACCTCTATGATCATTTAGAGGACCTGCGCATCCACGTAGCGGTGCTCGGGGGTCACGACGAAGGACAACATGCCGGGCTTGGCCGACTGTCCACTGAAGTCGGTGAAGAAGGGTGAGCCACCGTCCATGGCGGGCGTCTGCACCCACTGGCACGCTCCCCAGTCGCGGGATGCGTGGTGATGGAAGTGGTGAGTGACCAGGACGTGGGCGTCTCCGGCGGGCTGGTGGCCGGCTGCTTGGCCGGAGTACCAGCGGAAAGCCTTCTGCTCCACGGCGCCCGAGACATTCTTGCCGAAGGCGTGACCGTGCGTAGTGGCCAGGATGTGGCCGTGCACGTCGATCGTCTTGGCGGGCTCATCCTGGGCGATGCTGAAGTCCACGTGAGACAGTTGCTTGTCCCGAGAGACCGCTAACGCAGCGTGCTCGAAGACCGCGCAGTCGTCGTTGTCGTGGCGGGTAGTGCGGACGCCCCCAAGGCGGTTCTCACCATGGTTGCCACCGACCACCAGGAGGGTGACCCTCGAGAACAGCGGGGCCAGGCGATCGATCCCGTCAAGGATGAATGCCGTGGTGTTGCGTACCTGCGTACGCCTGTCCCCATCGATCTCGTAGGCCTGGTTCGGGAAGATCGAACAGCCCTCGATCATGTCCCCACCGCCAAGGATGACGAGGTGGCCCAGGTCGCGGCCGATTTTCCGTAGCTCGCGTGCCCGCTGGGCCACCCCGTCGTATGCCGCGTCCAGCCTCTCGGCCAGTGCGGCGGTTCCCCCTCCGGCTGCCTTGCCGGTCTGCCAGTCGTTCCAGGACACCACTAGGGTTGTCTCCCCTGTGTGTGTCTCCTTTGGACGACTACGGCCCTTGCGGAGGGCCCTGAGCAGCGCGACCGCGTCCACATCGGACGGTGAGCCGGCGATAGGGAAGTCTTGGATCTTGAAGCGACAGTAGACGTTGAGTGCATCGGGGTTGCCCCAGTAGCGAACACCTTCGAGGATGACCTCGCGGTGCTCAGGGACCTCGACACCAGTGACCCGGGTGATCTCCTCGCGCCACTTGGCCTCCTCGGGCACCCTGGCGAGCGGGATGGCCGCTGAGACCAGTTGGCCGGCCTCGTAGAGGGTCGTGGGGTGCTCAGCGCGAGTCCGGCGGGCGTCAGGCGTGGGGAGGGCGCTCAAGGCGTCAGACAGTGCCACAGTTGCACCCGTCCCTTCGGTGGAGAGAGACGGTGGTTCGCGCCAGGTGGTGCCCTTCGGCCCGTAGCGCGGTGCGAATGGCCGTACTGGTCCAACGGTCGTCTTGCAGGGCAGAAGCCAAGGTGGTAGCGTCCTCGGCGGACAGGGAGTCCAACAGCCGGCCCACGGCGCATCGAGTGCTCCGTCGTGGGGCTGGTGGGATGCTCAGGGCGTCTTTCAGCGACACTAGGGACCTCCGGGCATGGAAGAAACCTGTCCCGAAGCACCTTCGTAGGGCCGCGTCGGGACAGGTTTCTTCAACCTACTTCAGATTACGTGGACAGTTCGGGTTTGTCAAGAGCTGAATCGTGATGTACGCTACCGGCCGGGTTCACCAGTACGCTCCTGGACGACCCGGGGGAGGTGGGACCTACTGGTAATGGGTCCCACCTCCCCGCTCATGCTGCTTCCTCCCCCGTGGCCACGGCCACTACGTCGCCTACTCGGTACACTGGTCGGTAGCCGTCCGCCCTGGCTAGTCTGCCTCGGGCGTGCCAGCGGTGGATAGTGGTGTAGCTGATCTTGATACCCACCGCCCGGAGGATGGCCGACACCTCGGTGGCCGTGCCCTCGCGGTGCTTGATCTCGCCGAGCATCCAGGTCCGCATCTCCTCCACGCCGTAGTCGAGGCCGCAATCCGGCGCCCGGCAGGTGGCCAGTTGGTGGCCTGGTCGGGCGTAGAGCAAGCCCCCGCACTGGCAGCGGCCAGCGAACACGGCGTCGGGTGGCCGGTCGATCACTTGGAACGCGGCCCTGACATCGTCTGAGATCTCCTCGAAGAGGTCGCCGGCCGCCGGGTAGCCCGCTACGGTCCAGGGGTGCTCCATGAGCCACTGAGCGGCCACCACGGCTATGTTCCTCGGCTCGGCGTGCGGCACGCTGGCCCCGAAGTGCTCCGCAACCGCCCGAGCCCACAGGCTGAGTCGATCGCGGAGCTGGGCCCCGGTGTCGCTGGCCCGCTCGTTGTAGGGGCTGGGTGTCTCGGACCCGCGTCCGCCGACCTTGCTGGCCGTGGTGCGGTCCTGCCGGGTGATGGTCACCTCCAGCTCCGCGACCAGGGCGGGCACGTGGCCAAGCCGGGCCTGGAGCTTGGCCACGCACGCACCACACAGGACAGCGCCGTCGGTGGGCTGGCCGTCGATCACACATTCGGTCAACGCGCCTCCTCCACACGGGACAACGTCGGGTAGAGGTCAGCGTGTGAGTGAGCGGCACGTAGGACGCGGGCAAGAACTTCGAGATCGGGAGGGAAGTCCCTTCGAGCTTCCTCCCATGTCCGCCCATGTGCGTGCACAACGCCCTCGACAAATCCCAGTACCGCGGCCTCCTGTACCAACTTGGCCGTACGCCTACCTAGCTTCATTTGTCCTCCTAAGCAGCGTCTGGCCAGGCGGTCCAAGGCTCGTCGGCCTCGACCTTGATCTTGACTCCGTAGAGCTCGGTCTCCATGCACCGGACCAGCTCGGCGGTCGCCTCCTTGGCCTCGTCCGCCGGCACCATCACGATCAACTCGTCGTGGACCGGAAGGAGTGTGCACGTGCCCCAGCGGGTCTCCCGCCAGCGCATAAGTCCGTCCACCAACAGCTCCCTTGCGGTCCCTTGGATGGCGTAGTTGCCCGCCTTGTAGGTGACCTTCGGATCCAGGTGGATGGTTCGGCCCGAGTAGGTCTCGAACATCGTCCGGCCCGCCTTGACGCCCTGATCGAGCGCCCGCGACCACCGCGCCAGCGTTGGCGTCATGGAGTCGAGTACTTCGAGGGTGGAGGCTGCCAGGGTCTTGGAGATGCCAGCGTTGTCCGCCAGGGTGTCCACCCCGCCGCCGTAGAAGCGTCCGTAGACGACCCCCTTGACCGCGTAGTACTCGGCCTTGGTGGCGTCTGGGCCCCACACCTCACGTGCGATCGTCCAGAGGAGGCCGTGCTCCTTGCCGAGTTCGTCCTCTCTCTCGATCATGGCTGCGAGCTGGGTGTCCCCGGACAGCGCGGCGCCGGTGCGAACCTCCACACCGGAGAAGTCGGCCGAGATGCCGAGGTACCCCGGGTCGGTAACGACACAGGCTCGGAACCCGCCGACCTTCGGCACTTGCTGGAAGTTCGGGCGTCGGCAGGACATGCGTCCGGTCTTGGCCTCCAGTGTGTACACCGTGGGCCGGGCACGGCCGTCACCGTTCTCGATCAGCTCCCGCCACGGGCCCAGGAACAGGCTCAGGCGGTTGGAGTGCTCGCGGTAGTCGAGCACCGCGCGTACCAGCGGTTGCCACGGTCCTTCCTGGTGGAGCAGCGGCTCGATAGCCCCCTCCGCCGCGCTTGGTTGTCCGGTGGGGTGGGTCTTGCTTGGCTTGGTCCTAGGTAGCACCACGCCCATCTCGGTGAGCTTGGCAGCCACCTGGGCATCACTGCCCGGGGTGACACCCTGCCCGGCTACCCGCTTGGCGGCTTCAGCCTTAGCGGCGGTCTGCGCGTCGAACAGCTCGGCAACCTTGGCCGCGTCGAGCTTCAGCCCGCGGCTCTGATGGGCCACCCGAGAGGTCATCTCGGCGGTGACCCGTTCCCGCTCCAGTAGGGCGGGTGCCGGCCACGGGAGCTTGAGGGCAAGGGCGGCGCCGTCCAGCACGTCACAGGCCGCGTAGCGGACCATGGTCGAACTGTTCGGGTCTACCTGGGCCCAACCATTGCGCTCGGTAGGCGTGTCGAACTTGGTCTGAACCAGCCAGCCAGCCGCCTTGAACATCGCGTTCTTGTCGACCTCCGCGGCCGGCGAGACAGACAGCTTGCCCAGGATGTCCCCGGACAAGTCCTTCAGGCCGTCGGCGCTGGAGCCCGTGGATGAGGGGTCCGCCAGCTTGGCCGGGATCACCACGTCGAGCATCCGAGCCCAGATGGACTCATCGGCCAGCCCCGCCGCGATGAGCGGGACCAGGTCGGCACTGGCACTGAACGCGTGGAGCTTGTCCGCCTCACCGAGAAGGGTCTTCACCGCGGCGGCGTGCTGGGTTGCATCGAACACGACTGCTTCCAGCGCGTCACCGAGCTGGACCGTGCGGAGTGCGTACTCCCGGTGACCCATCGGTCGGCCGGTCGTCTCCACGTCCACCGTCAGCGAGCCGGAGCGCTCGTGCGCGGCGGACACCGTGTGCATGGCCTCCGCGAGGGTCAGCTCTCGGATGGTGCCCGCCCGGTCGACTACCGCGGGGAGCTCGACCCGGGGGCCGGACGCCTCGGCGAGAGCCAGCGCTCGCTTCTCCGCAGCCGCCGCTCGGCGAGCCTCGGTCTGAGCCAGCTTCCGCTCGGCCTTCTCCTCGTCAGTGAGCCTCCCCTTCTTGATCTTGGCCGGGGGTGGCGTACCCCCCTCAGTTTCATCTCCAGTGGCTGCACCGTCCTCATGATCATTTTTGAGGCTGTCCTGCCTGGGCTGTCCTATAGACAGCCCCAGGGCGGGGACAACGGTGCCTGTGGCCCCCGAACAGTCGATCATGGGAACAGCGCCCGGGACAGCCTGACCAGCACAAACAGCCAAACTGTCCTGGCTGTCCTGGAGCTGTCCTGAGCTGTCCGGAACAGCTGTCCTGATCTTGGTTTTTGTTGATCTCTGGGACAGCTCCCAGGACAGCTCGTCAGTGCCCGATTCGGCGCCATGTGGATCTTGTTCGGGAGGCGCTACTGGATCTTGAACGGGCCGGGATTTGCGTTCCCGGATGGCGGCTGCCCACTCGGTCGTGCCTGCCTTCGGGAGGGGCACCCCACGGTCCCGGAGCCAGTCCTGAGCGGCCGGCCGACCGGTGTCGTTGGGGCACCCCGAGCGGTCCAGCACGGCCACCACATCGTCCACCGGAGACACCCGGGGTGGGGCCATCGTCGGCATGACTCCGTCGCCCATCGACCCGTCGACGCGGTGTCCGAGGACGCCATTGGCGTCGACGTCGCGACTGAGCACTGTGTACTGAGCGTGCGTGCCCGATCGCTGCTTGGTGCAGGTCAGCTCGACCCGTACCGGGACCTTCTTGCCAGGAGGAGGCTTGCCCGCCTGGAGCTCCCAGATCGTGTCGACGTCCCCGGACTTGGCCGAGTTGCCTCGGGCACCCTTGGTCTCGTCCTTGCCCATGTGGTCGAGCCTGAGCACGGCGATACCAGCCCGCTTGAGCGGGAGCAGGGCCAGCCTGTACATGGCCAGCCACGGCGCCGCGTCGTTCTCGACCCCTGCGATGAAGCGGGAGGCCGTGTCGAAGATGACCGCGTCGATCTTGCCTTTGGTCACGGTCAGCTCGGCGACGAAGGTCAGCAGCTCCCGGGCGTCGGCCTCGGCATCCAGGCTCAGTGAGGGGAACGACAGGTACTCCAGCCCCGTCAGGTCGGCCTCGTCGGCGTTGAAGCCATAGGCCGCCACCCGGGTGTGGATCTCGTGCTCGGAGTTCTCCGCGTCGAAGTAGATGACCCGGCGGCCGACCGAGATGGCCTGGAGCGCCCGCTCGAAGGTGAGCAGGCTCTTGCCCGCCCCGGCCCCGGCGACCAGCGCGGCGAGCTCTCCCTCACGGAGCAGCCCCTCGAGCACGAACGGCGGGGTAGGGGGCGGGTCGCCCTTGAGCCGGTCGACGTCGAGCATGTTGCCCCAGAGCCTGGAGCGGGGCGGCCCGGCAACTGCCGGCTGGTCCTCGACGACGTACAGCCCGGCGAGGGGGTCGGCGTTGATCGGGGCGGGTGCCTCGACCGTGATCATGTCCGACCAGGACAGCTCGGCCTCGGTCGGCCCCCCGGGGTTGTACGGCGAGTCGAGTCCGGACTGAGCGCCGCTGGAGTTGATCGTGCCCCAGTCGGTGGCGTCGAGGGGGCCGATAGCCTCGGACTCCTCGCAGAGCTCGATGACCCGGTCGCGGACGTCCTCGACGGCGTACCGGGGTTCATCCCAGTGATCGTTCTCAGCCCGGCAGAGCTGACCCACGAGGAAGCACAGCCGGTTGAGCTCGTCGTTGAACCCGCCGGACACGCTCTCCTCGAGGATGGCCATCTGCTCGCGGACGCGGTGCTCGCACTGCTCGACGGTGCCTGAGCCGGGAGGGGCCGGGGTGAACGCCTCTGGCCGGCGCTCGGCCGCCTGAGCCCGCTTGTTGGCCTTGTCCTCGGCCCTGAGCGCCTCTACGGCGTCGGCCGGATACTCGGGTAGGTCGGCGAGAGAGGCCGGCAGAGAGCCAACCAGGGCGTAGGACCCACCCCCCTCGACCGTCGAGCCTGGACCGAAGACGTGGCCACCGGCACCACGCACATCCACGCCCAGGGTCTTGAAGCAGGCGTTGCCGACGGGCTCGGTCGGGGCACGGAAGGCGTGGTGCTCGCCGCCCGACTGGGTCTTGACGACGAAGGGGCTGACCGGCAGGCCGCGTGACTTCCACAGCTCGACGCCGTCGATGTCAGCCTTGCGGTCGAGGTCCACGTAGACCACACCGGACCGTCCACAGTCGACCCCGTAGGCCCCGGCAGTGGCGATCTCTCCGGCGGTGGCCGCGGTCATCTGGTACTGGTCCCAGGAGCCGGGGTAGGCGGGCTTCTTCTTGCCGTCGGCGTCGAGGGCGAGGCGGACCGGGAACACGGTGGCGCCGGCCACGACCAGGCGGATGGCGTTGTCAACGGGTGACGGGCTGGTTTCGGGCATGCAGAAGTCCCCTCCTAGAAGGGTTGGTAGCGAGGGTTGACTTGCACGCAGACTGCGTGTAGGTTAGGACAAATGAACGAACTGATGACCATCGAAGAGATCGCCGAGCACTTCGGGATCACCCCCGCTAGCGCCCGGCGCCTCCTCTCCGACCACGGCATCCGGCAGGTTCGGGGCTACCCGACCCACCAGGTGCTGGCGATCCCCCGCCTGGGGAAGGGCGCCCGTACCGACCTGACAGGACAGACCGAGATGTACACAGCGTTTGAGCCCTACGGTGATCAGACCCAGTACCGGTTCCGCTCCCTACACGCCCTGGTGAAGCGGCTTGGGGGTGACCACTACCTCGTCGAGCACGGCGATAACGGTCCGCTCAGGACGGTCGCGGTCCTGAAGCGGGACACCCGGGTTGGAGGCAGCCACGTCATCACCACGCTCAGGGTCCCGGTAGAGGCGCTGGACTAAGCCGCGAGTAGCCGAGGGGCGTTGACCACCCACGACAGGACCGACCAGACCTGCATGCCCAGCTCGTCGGCCACTCGCACCTCAATGGACGCACCCTTGCTTTCGCTCCAGCCGTCGAGCACGGCCACACCGTCACACTTCAGTAGCTCGGGCAGGTCCCGCTTGAGGTAGTCGGCCCAGGCCCAGTCGTCGTGCTCGCCGAGGGTCGAGGGGTCGGTCACCTCGTAGCCCGCCTCGACGAGCTGGGCCGCCGCCGCGCGGAAGGCCGGGAAGTTCTGCTCGGGCAGGCCGGTCATCGGGCCGGCGATGTAGAGCCTGCGCACACGCCCGTTCTTCCTGTCGATCCTCGCCTTCTCGGCCTTGACGTCTTCCCACTTGCGGGTCACTGGACCTCCGCCCATACACCCGGTGCGTAGCTCGCCTGGATGACGTGGTTGCCGTCCCGCACATGCAAGACTCCGTTGACGTCAACCACCCACCCGCCATGTCGGAGCTTGTGGGTACGAGAGTCTCCGTTAACCAACTTGACAGTGACCGTCATGACTGCGCCTCCGGCTCTTCGTTCGGCCAGTCCACAGTCAGTGGCTCGCCGCCGTTGATGTCGTCGAACGAGGTGCCCTCGAAGTGGATCATCCCGTCGACGTTGAACCGGGCGGCGGCGAGGTGGTCCTCGGTCCGCTCCCCAAGCTGATACATCAGGATGTGCCGTAGGAGGCTCTCCAGGTACCGGCTGACCGGCTGGCCCAGCTCCCAGTTCCGCTCCCCGTACCTCTCCGCGCCACGAGACATCAGCGCGGCGTGGCGAAGGGTGGCTCGTGGCGAGATCAGGTCGGGCCGGGGCTTGCCCACGCTGGTGTCGCGGACGCTGCCCGAGGGGAACTCCTGCCGGGCGCCTGAGTCCTTGGTGACGAAGGCCTTGCCCGAGCTCGTCCAGTTGTAGTCCTGTGGGTTGTCGCTCAAGAGTTGTCCCTTCGGCGCAGGTAGATCATGATCCCAAACAGGGACCAGCCGATCAGCCCCACCTGGAGGAGGATTAGGTCTACGTACGTCATGCGTTGTCCCTTCCGGACAGTGGGTCGGGTAGTCCGCAGTCCCAGACAGCGGCGTACAGAGCGTGGCGGGTGGCGTCCCGGGCGTGGGGCAGGCCGCGGGTGGGAGCGAGTAGGCCGGCCGCTTCAAGGCGATTGTCGGTGGCCCAGGCCTTGACCTGACTAGCCGACCGCAGCACGACGGGCACGCCGGCCTCCTGGCAGAGGGAGGTGACGGCACCGATGATGTTCCGGGCCTGCTCCCCCGCTCCGGACGTCTTGGACCGACCGGCCCGACGGGACACCACGAACCGCTCCATGGCGACGACGGTGTACGTCCGGATGCCGAGCATCGCCTTGACGGCGCCAACAGGGTCCATGTCTCCGGTGTCCCGGCCGCGGAGTTGGGTCGGTTCAACGTGGTAGTAGCCCGGCCAACCGATGAGGTCTGCGAACCCCGTGGTCCCGCCCGGGTCGATGCCAAGGATCCGGATCACTTGCTCCTCCGGGCCTGCCAGCGCTCGACCAGACGCGTGCCGTACCAGCCGGCGTAGAGTCCACCCACGGTCAGGGCCGACCCCAGCAGCATGGACCCAAACTGACCGCTCATCGCTTACTCAGTGCCTTACGCACCATCTCGTCCCGTTCGTCCTCACTGTGTACGGTGTACCAGAGGACTATGCCCGGGAGCGTCCCGAACCACAGCGGGTACGTAGTGACTAGCCGCCAGTAATCCCGCAGCAAGGACCCAAACTGACCGCTCATCGCTTACTCTCCTTGTCACGCTTGGGCATCAGCTTCATGATCGCTAACCCTGCGAACACTAGGGTCAACCCCGCGACGACCAACCATAGGGACTGGAAGCCGGTCCACGCCAGGGCGCCGCCGGTACTAGCAGTAAGCTTTCCGTACATTGTGACCCCAACCTCTACTGCACAAAGTGAGACCATTTGGCCTCACGCCTAAAGACGATCTGCGTAACGCTTGCTAGGAACACGCCCATCTGGAACAGGTCGTATGCCATCTCGATCAGCAGTGGGAAGGCCAGGGCCTTAGCCGCCCGACCCTTGACAGTGGCTACTCGCTCCGCCACGAACACCAGACCTACGGCTGTCCAGAACGGACTGAGAGTGAACGGAGCGTCCAGCAGGACAAAGGCAGTCAGTGACATGCCGAGGTAAAGAGTCATTGCGAGCACACCGATAGCCATACCCACTTGTTGCGCGAAGTAGGGCAGGGTGACCCGGCTTAGGCCGTAGCGCCTGATGTTCTCCAGTGCCCCTCGTTGCCAGCGGAGACGCTGCTTCCACAACGCACGCCACGTCGGCATGAGTTCGGTACTCACGCCACACTCGGCCGGACTCGCGAGCCTGCGTCCCAAGGTCTTCAAGGCCAGCGTCAGTTCATTGTCCTCGGTGAGTGCTGTGGTGTCATAGACTCCGTCACCCTCCGGCACTTCACCACTATGCCGCGCCTGGCTGACCGCCTGGAGCGTGGCGACCGCGAACATCGACGCCGTACCGGACAGCACCATCACGCGAGGCTTGCGCGACAGCTCGCGGGCGTACCGCATGTACTCGTTGCGCTGGAGCATCCCCAGTAGGCCGTGCCCCGCTTCGCCCCTGAACACGCCACCGACGGCGTCAAAGCCTTTGGCTAGGTAGTCCAGCCCCGTGGCGATGAATGGCGCGTCTAGGACGCTGTCAGCGTCTTGCACCAGGATCACGTCGTCTGGTGACAACTGGGGCAGCAGCCACGCGAGCGCCTGGTTAAGCGCACCCGCCTTCTTGTGTCCATTGTCGACGGTCTCGAACACCTCCGCACCTAGCGCCTGGGCTACGGCGGCAGTGTCGTCAGTGCAGTTGTCTGTCACGACGACGATCTTGTCCGGGGCAACCGACTGGGTCTCCAGGCCGCTAATCGCGTTGGTGATATTGCGGGCTTCGTTATGGGCCGGTACCAACGCGATTAGCATCCCGCTGAGCCATGTTGGCGCTTGTTCGTCATGCCCCTAACCTACACGCAGACTGCGTGTAAGTCAACCAACCTACATGGTCATGACGCCCGCCGGTCGATAGCTTCGATCCACGCCACCGCGACGGCCGCTACTTGGACGAGCTCGGCGCGCAGCTTGGCGGGGTCCAATTCGGACAGGGCCTCGTAGACCTCTTCGAGGAGGATGCCGTCCCAGGAGAGGGTTCCGTCCGCAGCACGGTCGGTGTTGCGCTCCTTCCAGTCGTCCGCCTCTTCGGGTGGGTAGGGGTCGGCGTGGCTTCGTGGGCCGATGTCCGGATGGTTCTGCTCGCCCCACTTGTCGTCCTGCCGGCGCCGTTCGTCCCACACCTGGTCGATGACACGCTTCCGGGCTACGTCGCTCATGCCGCCTGCTTTCCTCGCTGGGTAACGGACTGGCCGCCAAGTAGCTCGGCCACGATCCTCGGGTCCTGGACTAGGTCGGCCAACTGACCGGCCTTCTCACGGAGCACCGAGCGTACCCGGCTGTCGATCGTGTTGGACGCCACGATGTCGATGATCTCGATGGACTCGTGGATCTCCGACCCGATCCTATGTAGACGGTCCTCGGCTTGGAGTGCGTCGACGAGGGACCAAGGTCTCTGCAAGAACACAGCCGTGCTCGCCGCGGTAAGGGTGATGCCTACTCCCCCGGCCTGGGTGGTGACACAGACGACGTCCAGCTCCCCCGCCTGGAAGCTGTCCACTGTGGCCGTGCGTTGCTTGGGCGACTGCCCGCCGACGATGTAGCCGACCCGGTACCCCGCGGCGGTGGCGGCCTGCCCGGCGAGCATGACCAGTTGCTTGGACGGAGCGAACACCACCGTCTGCTTGTCGGGCCGCTCGTCCAGCACCTCTAGCAGCGCGTCCACCTTCCAGCTCGGAGCCTTCAGCTCGACGTGGTAGTGGGGCTTGTCGAGTCCGGTCTCGGGGTCCTTCTCGTAGGTGACCTCGACGTCGGCCGCCGCACTGGCGATCAGCGACAGCTGCCCCATGACCGTGAGGATCAGACCGGCGCCGAGCTCCTGGCCGTCCGGCAGGCGGGCGTACATATCCCGCTCCAGGTCGTCGTAGCTCTTGCGGTACGCCGCCGGCAATTCGACCTCCCGGGTGCTGTACACCTTGGGCGGCAACTGATCTAGCACGTCCGCCTTGGCTACCCGGCGGTGCTGGCCGAGCAGGGCCGTGCGGAACTCGTCTTCGTGCGCCGGGTCCAGGCCGATGACCTTGTCCCCGTAGTCCCCCGAAACTACCTCGCAGTACCGGTTGACATAGCGCTCCCGAGCCGGCCAGGCGTTGGGGTTCATCGCGTTGAGCGCCGGCCATAGGTCGTCAGGTCCGTGGGTGATCGGTGTACCACTTAACTCGACGACGATGCCCGCCTTGTGAGCCAGCCGGCGCACGTGGGTGGACCGCTTGCTGTTCGGGTTCTTGATCAGGTGGCACTCGTCGAGCACGAGGCTGGCCGGCGCCATCTTGAGCAGCGCGCCCGGCTTGGCCACGGTGCCGATGTCGCGGGTTGCCGTGTCGTAGCTGACCACGTACACGTCCGCCGCGCCGCTCAGTTGCCGCCTACGGTCCGGAGTACCCCGCCACGCCACCGTGCGCAGGTGCGGGGCCCAGGACTGCCAGGCGCGCACC